AAACATTCGCATAAAATAGGGTCCCATATTTTTTCTGTAATATAATTATTTTCAAAATTATTTTCCATCATAAAGTAATATTTATAAGATACATATCCTTTGCTTTTATTGCTTTTAGATATTTGTCCTCTATAATTTTTAAAATTGTGAGTATTTTGTTCACCATAAATATCAAATAGTAAAGTATTTTTTTCTTCTAAGAACCTTAATAAATTAACTCTTATAATGTGACCTTCGTCATAATATTTACTACTCATTAAAGATGAAATCACATTATCTCTTGTTTTTTCAAAATTTTTAGTCTGGTATAATTCATTCAAATGTAATTCTGTTTCATTTTGAACTAAATTAGGGTGATCTGTTTTACGTCCTCTAACCGCCAAAAATTTGGAAGGATCAGGTTCAGCCCATTGACCCCATGTTTTTACACCCCAATTCTTCGTAGAATCATTTACCCATGGCTCCATTTGGAAGACTATTGTTTTAAAGGGATCAAAATATGCACCCCGAGGCGGTGAATTAATAATAACATAATAATCTATTTCGCCTTTATCGTCTGACCATACTATCTGGTAATTTTTCCAACGAAAATTAACAGGATCGTCGCACATATTAGACCATTCTTTGCATAAATTTTCGGAATTTGTCCAATTGCACAACATTTTAATACGTATTCCTTCGACTCGCATCGCTTCGTCCGCGTTTTCCTCGACTAACGTCTTAGGTATTTCATCGCTAATCAGCATTTCGCTTTGTAGTGAATTCAGCTCGTTCCAAATATTAGAATGGTTATTAATTTTTTTAGTTATAATGGTATCATAGTCCCTAGATTTTAATTCATACCCAATTTTTTCATATAAATTTAATATATTATTCACATCAATTTCCTTTGTGTTCTCATTGGTCTCAAATTTAATAGTTAATGGATGAAATATGTCAGGCAAAAATTTAATATAATTATATAACCCATTTAGTATAGTACAATCATGTCCTTCTGTATCAATTTTTATAAATGCTGCATTCCGAATACTATTTCCATATAATAATTCTTTAATTGATATAACCCCAATATTTTCAATTTTAACATATTGTTGAAGATTGTGTTTTATATGCAATGGATGCATAGAATTAATGCTATTACATCCTTTTAACCATTCAGGTAAATGTTGTTTCTCAATGACATCTTCAGGAATATAATATATATCCATTTTTTCATCATTTTTTGTTGTATTATCTGTAATAGCTTTATTAATTTTAATAACATTTTTTTTACATGGTAAACTATACAAATAATGAGACAATGGTTCTACACATAATCCAGAGGTTTCATCATTTGCATTTTGAATTAATGTATCAAAATTACTAGTTCCAATTTCAATAAAATTTATATCTTTTAAATGTTTCATATTAGAAAATGATTTATTAATAAAATAATTGATAGGCATATTACCATTTAAAATTTCAAATTCAGTCAAGTGTTCAACTGCTTTATAAGCAGCATTTACTAATACAACTAATGGTTGATATGTGCGAATAATATTTTTAAAATTATCATATGGATTTAAAATAAATTCTTTTTCTACTGCATGTGGTCCAACAGGATATAAATTATCTAACCCATTAAATAATTCATAATTATTAAATAATGTGGTTGTTTTATATTTATTATGAAGATATATATTCCCAAGTTCAGACCACGATATGTTTGATTTTTTAGAATCAAGTGTAGATTTTATATGAGATTTCCAATTATTCATTAGTTCTGTATTAGGTTTGCTACCAAATATACCATTACAAAGATAATTATTATTTTCCAGTATAAAGAACCCATTTTTTTTTTGAATAATATCAAATAAACTATCTAAACTTTCCATAACTATAGTATCACTATCTAACCATATTCCACCATATTTGCATATTACATATACTCTAACTAAGTCAGCTTGATGTGCTGGTAATAATTCATAAAAATAATCAGGAATATCAATATATTCGGAAATATTGTCAGGAGTAATTAATATTACATTGTATCCTATTCCATTAGTGGAATGCAAATAAATCATGTTGCGTAATATATTTAATAATTTATATTCTTTCCCTATCCAATAAAGGAATACGTTATGTGGTTTCTTGTTATGTTTATTTTTTTCCAAAATTTGTAAATCATAATATTCCTTTTTAATGTAAATGCCATCACCTTTTTTAAAATAAGGGGAAGCGCATATTTTCTGTAAATCTACAACATTCTTGAAAAATCCCAGAGTATTAAATGCGACACATGATTCATCTTTTTCAGCAATTTCAAAACACGTATGTAATGATTTTTTATGATAGTAAATATCGAACCCGCATTGGTCTACATCTGGAATAAAAATATATTTATTATGTAACTCATTTTCGCTACGTTGTCCAGTGCTCTGGATCGCTACATTTTCTTTATTATTAATAAATACGGAATCGAATATTTTCATTACTTTTTCAGGTGTGTAATCAGCGTACGCATTCCAATCAGTTCTGATAGATATATGTTGTTTGAAGTCTGAAAATATATTTAATAGTTCCTCTTTATTATTATATATAATAGCTTTGTCCCCGAGTAATTCTAAATGACCATTATCAATAACGGATTTTGTAGTAATAATTGGCTTATTACATGTTGAAAATTCGCCAATAGATAATGGGAAAACCTCACCATCACTTCTACCATGAATCATTGCATCACATGTATTTATAAAAAACACCTTATCGTACAGATCTATTATTTTATCTAAATGAATAATATTTGACAACTCTCTACAAAATGGTTTTGTATTTACAAATAAAAAATATGTATTTGGATTTGAACTAGCATATTCAAAAATTGCTTCTTGAACAAATGAAATATCAAATTGATAATAACCCCCATGTCTACCTAACACTATTGCATCTATTGGAATATTTAATTTATCGCGCATATTTTCTTTATGTAGGGGTAAATTTATAATATGTGGAACATATGGGTATTTGCCGTTATTATATTTGACCCATGGCGCAATAGACGCATAAACATTACCATGAGGTTCTGAACAATCAAATACACAATGCACTACATTTTTGCATTTTTTAGAAAGTTTGTTGTCATTTTTACCATATTTAATAAAATATAGTATATCAATTGATTCCTTTTCAACAATTTCTTCAATGTTGGAAAATTCATTCAACGCATAAACGTTATTAAATCTTGCATTAAACTTTTCAATAACATCTGCATTATTATTGCTATTATTTTTTTCATAAAATATAATTGATTTATTATTTAAAATAGTTTCATTAAAATGTGCATAATCATATAAAGCTATAGAAGTTCCACGTTCACATAATTCATTACCATAAAACCCTATTATTTTATTATTTTGCGATTTAATAAATGATTTTCCACTAAAATCCTCAACTACATCGGACAATTTTGAAAAATCAAAACAATCTCCAATGTTTTGAATATCGGAATCAATAGGTACTCCATGTTCATTCCAAATAGAAAATGCCATATGGTGTTGTGTTTCAAAGCTAGACAAATTCGGCATTATTTTCATAAGATAATCAATTCCATGTTTAATTCCATAACGTTGAATATAATCAACACATATTTGTGCTCCTTTTTTATTTATAGAATACATAAAAGTTCCACCAATATATAACTTTTTATTTAATGGTAATACTTTAATTATTTCGGAGGAAGGATCATCTACATAAATATCCGATACTTGACTTCTATTTTTTTCAAACATATGATATCCCATAAATAGCATTTCTTTTTCTTTAAAAACAGGCAACAATGACATAAATTTTTGTTTAAAATGGGAACAAGGAGAGAAATCATCCTCCATAATCACATAATATTCGTTTTTATCGTCGGCTAATAATCGTTTCCACAAATCATAATGACTTAATGCACAACCAATAAATCCTTTTCTGCTCTGGAAATCATTGCCATCAAATAAGCGTTTTAATTCGATAGTAGGTTCTAGTGCGAATCCATCAACAGCCTTAATAAACTCATATTGGTCTTCATTTATTCCAACATCACTTAATTTCTGTATAGTTGTTGCTTTTCTATCGGCACGCCGTTCTAAATTTATAATTTTAATGGAAGGTTCTGGTGCTGCTGCAGCAGTTGCAGGAGGTTTAAAAAATTGCGCCTCGCTATTCAATTCATATGCATTTGGCGACGTTTTATCGCCTCTATTGATAGTCAACCGCCCAATGTGTCGATTGGTGATTTTATTGAAAAATCCAGTTTTATAACCAGTTGTCGTCCATTTTTTGGCATATGTCATTTCAAAAAATGTATCTTCCGTGTCAAAATTACCCAATTCCAAAATAGTTTTGACATCAGTCAAAGAAGGTCTAAAGCTATAATGAGGCCAATAATGACAATTCTGATAAGGAAACACGCCTTCTTTAAATTCGTGTATAATTATGGAGTTATTGTCATCACTAACGACATTATTCATTACATGTCCCATTGAATTATATTGTTCAATAGTTTCTCCATAATCTTTATTAAATAATATTTGTTTTACTTGCGCATCTACACATGCACTGCTGCTCAACCCCCTGATAGCTTCTTCAACATAATTCATTTTCGTATGAAATAGAAAATCATCCTCCATATGTATCCAATAAGTCGGTTTTAGTTCATTCAATTTATCCCAGATAATATTCATGCTGCGTTTGTGACCTTTTTCCTCTGTATTTTTCATATAATAGTCTATCCACGGATATAATGTTTTCATATCATTTCTATCTTCCTGACATGAATTATCATCCACACAAAACCAATAATCTATTTTATCCACATCGAGCCAATGATTCAATATGGAGTGTATAGTTTGTTTAAATAATTCGAGACGTTTGCATGTAGTAAAGGATATAATAATTTGCGGGTTTTCTCTATTTACGAATGAGTAATTGTTGTCATATGTTGTCAAAAGCGGACGACACTTTTCAAATAAAATATTCCAAATATTCATTATATTTGCATCCACTGGTTCATTCTTGCAACAAATATCACTCATTATTTTGTCCACTACATAAAACATTTTAATGGCATTGCTGTTGGCGATGTCACTGGTCAAATCATTCTTCAAAAAATCAATATAAAATTGCATATTTGATATCGTCGATTTTAATAGTGAATATGATATAGTATTATTGAGTATGATCGTTTTACAACATTCATACCCACTTTTTTTATCGTTAATATAAAAGGCAGAAATAGTGTTGTGATATTCCAATTCGTCGTTATACACATTTTTAAATAAAAATAATTTCCCCTCTAGATTTTTATTATAGTTTTTAAATTTATGATATAGTGCATTTATGATTATATGTTGTCCATCATTTCTCAAATAATTCATAGCGTGAATGATACCTTCAATTCTCTCCGGATCATATTCAATCGTTTTATACCAATACTTTAATGCATTCAAATAATCTTTTTTATAACTATAGATCAATCCAATGTTTAAACAACCATAGAATTTTTCTTGCACCCACATTTTCAAATCCAAACATTTTTTATACCATTCAATAGCATCATCGTAATAATTCACCCCAGCATCTTTATAGCTTTGGGCACAATAGAACGCATATCGGCATGACAAATTGTAGTCTGTTTTCAATTCATCAAAATGCGCCTTTTTTAATATATTGGCATCGTCGATATATTTGTTAGGGTTTTGACTTCTAGCTCCAGTTCTACCCGACATAACATGATAATTGCCTTCTATAATGGCTAACCCATTAACTTCTTCCATGTTGGAAAGAGATTCATGTAATACGCCTTTGAAACACCATTTTTTTCTATTATTGATTAATAGTGGACGAGTGTATACAAAATTCGTACCAAAAAGTAATTGATATTGGTCTTTATCATAAACAACAGGCAATTTAAAATCGCCAATCAATCTATCATCCGCATCAAATATGAGCAAATAATCGGTTTTATTGTAAGCACATTCGAGAGCCTTTGATCGGTTGTAACCAAAATCCCGCCATTCGTGTTCCACGATTTCTCCTGGAATGTTTTTGGCGAGAAAAAAAGAGGTAATAACCTCTTTGGTATTATCTGTAGACCCAGTGTCAGATATAACCCAATAACTAAAATTTATATAGGAACACAAGTTTTCGAGGGTTTCTACGATAACATGCGATTCGTTTTTGACTATCATATTTAAACATATCGACGTTTTGGATATAGCATTCGGTATTGCGAACTCCATAGTAATGAATGGGACATAATCTTTATATATATTGTAAAAATTATGTTTATTGTTATTGAATGATTCAATGGATCAGTTAATATTCAGGAGTATGTTTTTTGAAAAGACATCCTTGGGCAATTAAACCCTTGACCTCTGACGTGACAATGCCTGGATTTTGATTCGCGCATGTCGACATCCAAATTTTTATGATACAGAAATTTTTTTTTGGTGATATGGTAATCCCCGTTACATTGGCAACAAATGATGGTTGTGAGCTTATCGTGCCGCCTACAAGAAGATAACTAATATCACGCCAGACCTCGTATACTAATTTATTCGCGATTTTGTATGAAAAGCAACCACCTGCCCTATTTTTAGGATCTTCCCAAATAGGTTTAATACCTTGTCGCATAATAAATAACATACAATTTTTCACTAACACTTCTGGAAGTGTTTCAGTAATAGCGATAGCTCCCTCGACATTTTCAATAGTGTATATATTTTTATAACTTCCTATACTCCAGTCGGTGTCATGAGGTAAATGAGCCCACATAGTCCATTTATCGGATAATTTATGTGTGCTGTTCGCTGTAACCGAAGGTGTGTCGGCAATAACATCCACTTTTTGCTGCATACTAGATGTATCTGTTGCCATAGTACTTTGGGGAGTTACCATATAGTATATTATATATCAATTTTTTTTATATTGTTTTTGGTATATCTTATTAACACCTTTGAATATTTTATACAGAACGGATTCATCAATTTCTGCTTCATTTTTTACATTTATATATTCATTTGAGTCATTGTCTAATATATCTATGCTATTTTCTGGAGGAACAACTGCAGGAGTATTAGCATTAGCGCTAGTGCTAATATCAGTAAATGTAACATCTACCACTTTTCTTGCTTTACTTATTTCTGGTGAATTTATATTCAAAAATTTAATATTATCACTAATATTTCCTACATTAGCCCCTATATCAGTGTCCATGTCCACATCACTAGAACACATAAATGTATTAATATTGTCAACTATAGGCAAATCATCAGGTTGTGAGCAAATTTCATATGTATCCTCCTTCAAAATCAATACATCTTTTTCAGATAGACTTATCATATTCACATTGTCGTCGATAATATTTAATTTATATGTAAATGTTGAATCATCATATTTAACACCATGTTGTTTATTTAGCAAATAGAAGAGCACTTTTTTATTGAATGTATTATTTACCAAATAATAATTATATAGTTCACCCGAGAATGTAAGTGGATATGATTCGCTAGCATCATCCCCTAATCCGGAATCAATTATCATCGTAATTGAAATGAATGAATATGTAGACAATTTATAATCAAAATCGTCTATAGTGTTATTATCGTCTTTATTAAAAATCATTTTATTTATTTTTTTATTAATGTTATACATTGAATAATCTGAATAAATGCAAAAATCGGGATCTAGATCTATTATCGTGGATACAATCCCTTCCTTATTTGTTGTAAATATTGGTAAACCATCTTTAATAAATTCGATATCAATCACATTCTGTATGCTGTAGTCATCTATTTTATTTAAAATAAATTGAATTGGTGGGAATTTTTGTATAGCCAGAATATTATGTTTAATGCACATCTCGCATTTACTATAAAATAGAATAGTTTGAAATGTAGCATTTATGAAAAAAGATTTGTAATGGGATGGACAAAAATAAGACATAAACATGTGAAAACACATTCCATACGCAACCGCATTATATATTGTCATACTTATAATCATAATATAAAATAATAAATAAATATTTCTAAATCATTTATTTATAGTATATTGTTGAGGAAAACGAAGACATTGTCCAGTAGCGAATTTTTCTAAAACTCTATAACGTTAGTGAATGGGTTTATAACATTTATTGTAATCAAGCATATATTTTTTAAAATTGGTCACTTTACCCTCAATGTCACTATAATCCTCTCGTTGGATAACTGATAACGGAATAATTAAAAACCATTTGTCTTCCATCTGTAAATTTATCCAATATTTATCAAGCGCATATAATTTTTTATCACCCGGGGTTTTCATTAATTTAACAATCCCCTCCTTGTAATTTTTTATCAAGGTATCAAAATAATGATTTTGAACGATATATCCAGTGGTCGTTAAACAATGCATCACTTGGATACAAGTATCGTCCACTGGGTTATATGGGAGCATATTATTTCCTGCTAAAAGAAGAACATCCCAAACATGTGATTTCGATAAAAACGCATTTATTTGTTTTATAAATAATGTTGGATCTAAAAACACAATATCGTCCTCACAAATAAGTACATGTGACCAGTCGTTTTTCTTCGCCATTTCCAAACATTTTAAATGACTCATGCTACATCCCAACGCGCCATTACCGGTAGCTAGTTTGACCGCATTAAAACGCACTAACGCACCCGTGTCCTCCCCAATACCTAACTTGCTTAATTCTGTAACTACGTGCTCTTTTCGATCTGTTCTAGATTCTAAATTAATATATACAATATGCTTAATATCCGAAAATTGTTGTAGCATAAACTATATATCTAATTACACTATGAACAACATCTTTATGTCTAAATATCGTAAATTATAATCCTTCGGCTAACGCCTTCGGATTATAGTCAGGAAACATCGGCTTGCAAGCAAGCCTACGTTTCCCTTCAGTATACTCTCCTCATCCTCCTCCTCAACAACTACCCCATCCTACCATTCCTCTAATTCCTTGAAATACTTATCTGTTGATATAGGTAACATAATTTTCTTAAAAAAAGGGTGTAAATTGAGGCCAACAGCATAATCTTCTAAATATTCTTTGCAAACACTTTCTCTCTTTGGTATTAAGTTTGTAACTGCTTCTGAAGAGAGAAAATATAAACTACCACTACAATATTTCGTAGATTGAATAATCATATCCTTAGGCAATTCTGGGTGCAATAAATAATATTTGGACATGTAAGGAATTTCCACATTGACTATTTTACCTCCATAATGGACCTTGGGTACCATCCTTGTAATAACACCAATAATGGTATCAAAAAACTTATCATTTTGTAATAAAACAGAGTCGTCTGATTTGAATATATATTTAAATGTGTGGGTTTGTTGGATGGCTGAAAAGGCTGCGATGACTTTGCTAGGTAAAGAATTATAGTCGTCCTTGGCTTTAACCCATATAATTCTCTCTTCTTCATCGATTAAAAAGTCCTTCTCCATGTTTTCGTTACCAATGACATGGTAATATTTTAGATACGATGGGATTCTCTGTAACCAATCCGATTTTTGAACAAGCGCCTTTTTTCTATATTTTACACAATTCATAATGAGTAATAAGTAGTCGTTTTTGATTTTGTCATTGTCTCCTGTTTTTTCCGTCATCAAGTTGTCCGTTATCAACTTATCCATTTATGTTATAACTATAAATGTATAACATAAATTTATATCCTTTTCTACGAATACTCCTCCACTACTACTATGCGCTAATCTTGGTCCATGTATCCGGAAACAAATCGTCGATATTATGATTTGCACTAGGACCAAACCATGGATCAGGATAACACACTATTTTATCTTCCTCCAAATTAAAATACGCTCCCCACCAACTAAAGGAACTATTTGCAATAATATGATGATTGCAACAGCTCATCAATAATAATTGTTTCCAATCGTCTATATTATCAGGAGCTTTAATAAAGGAACATTCTGGAAAAGCGATTCGTAATTTATCTATTTTATCTAACACCTCTACGTTATCCTCTTTTTCACAAAAATATATTATTGATAACGTAGGGTTATTCGTAGAACTTATAATATGTGTAATACTTTTCTTATAATATTCAATACTAATTAGGGGATGACTATTTTGTAAATATTTGTAATCACCTATTCTAAAATGCATGCTAACCATATTGGTTATATGAGATATATCATAAATAGTAGCCATCTCATTTAACACTTGCTCTCGCTGTTTATCTAATCGAATAAGTTTACAAATAGTTGGGAAAAAAGGAGCAAAATATTTATAACTTTGAAAATATCCAGATAATACAATATTTTCAGATTTTAAGGCGACAGGACTTGGAAGTTCATTATACATGAAATTTTGTTCTCTCAATGGAAGCATAGTGGGAATGGATTCATAATTGAAATTTGCAAGAGATGATAAAAAGGAATGCCAATACGTGGGTCTATTATGAAATCGACCTCCTAATGATTCCTTGTATAGAAATCCAAATGGAATTTTATATAGTAGTGAATAAGCAATGGTTGCAAATATTTGAAATAATTGGTTTCCTAGACCGCCATTTAAGTTGCATGTGATCATTATAGTTATGTTCACATCATGTTTTTATATATTGATTTGTTTTATGATTATTTTTTAATGAATTCGATTCCCCCAATTATCGCATTTTTCGGTGTAATTTGAACCTTGACGAATATTTTTAGGCATGCAATCTAATTCATATTGAGCACGACACAAATCAATATATTCATTATATGCTCCATGATGAGCATAACTATAGGATTTTACTCTTAGATTAAATATTTTCATAGCTTCATCTCTCATTAACTGATAATTTGGGTCTGTATTTTTTGGTTGTGATAGATTGTTTCCCATTTTGTTTTATTGTGAATATGACTACATTCAACTGAATCATTTCAATTTTTATACTAATCTAAAAATCTTCATTAAATTCAAACGTGTTGTCGTCCTTCGTTTTATTTGCGAGTGCATAATCGCTTACAGACGACTCAAAGAAATTCGTCTTTTGTTGCATAGAGATTAATTCCATAAAATCAAATGGATTAGCAACATTAAATATCTTATCACATCCCAGTTGAACGGAAAGTCGGTCGGCCACAAATTGGATATATTGTGTCATCATCAGCGCATTCATACCGATAAGTCTACACGGGAGCGCATCACAAATGAACTCGGTTTCAATATCAACGGCTTCTTTAATAATGTCATGAATTTTTGTCTTGCTAACTTTTTTATGGAGTTTATTATGCAATAAAATGGCGAATTCAGTATGGAGTGCTTCATCGCGGGAAATCAGCTCATTGGAAAAGGTCAATCCTGGCATGAGCCCGCGTTTTTTCAACCAATATATACTGCAAAACGCCCCCGAAAAGAAAATACCTTCGATACATGCAAAGGCAATAAGACGAGTTGCAAAACTGCTGCGCTTATCGTTAATCCATTTTTGCGCCCAATCTGATTTCTTTTTGATACAAGGGAAGTGTTCAATGGCCCGGAAAAGTTTGCTTTTTTCCTCCTCATTTTTAATATATGTTTCAATCAAAAGACTATATGTTTGACTATGAATATTTTCCATGGCGATTTGGAACCCGTAAAAGGCGCGAGCTTCAGCCAATTGTACCTCTCCCATAAAACGCACCGCCAAATTTTCCAACACGATTCCATCACTCGCTGCAAAAAAAGCCAAAATCATAGAAATGAAATATTGCTCATCAGGGGATAACGTAAGCCAGTGAGTCAAGTCTTTGGTTAAATCGATTTCTTCTGCGCGCCAAAAACAATCCACTTGTGTCTTGTACATTTTCCATATATCTTGATCTTGAATTGGGAACATTACGTAGCGGCTATCGTTTGGAGTTATTAATGGGTCTGAAATAGTCTTTGACATCCTAAATTATATAAGGCAAAGATTTTAAATCCCATTTTTACACCTTTGCACATTTAAAACGCCGACTTAACGACGAAAAAAATAAGCAAAAAAATGCAAAAATTTGGTTAGTACCCGTCTTGAAACGGATATGAAGTTTAAGAATTTATTACTCTACAAAATGCGTCTGGTCGTTTTCCTGTATTTAATACAGAACTTACTATATTCAGCATATTTTGGACGGCATTCTTATCTCTGTTATGGAATATTTCGCTTTTATGCTTAACCGATTGACATCGTAATAATCCATGACATATTTCTGTTTTATTTTCTTTCTTATATTTTGGTTTTTGACTTGGTCTTTCTAAAAAATGTTCCAATTCGTTATGACAACAATTGCACAATTTTGAAGTTCTAAATTCATTTACTAAAAATGTTTTATATCCCGCATTCTTAAATATTCTTCTAAATTTCTTACAAATAACTGGTTCTAATCCTTTCATATGGTAATCTCCTTTATCATAATCACCCATGACAAAAATTGTATTTTCTGGTTTTCCAAATTTATTTGAAAAATTCTTTACCATTTTCAATTCACTTTTCTGTGTATTTGTAAATCTATTTAATTTGAGTTTTCTAAATAATCGTTGTTCGTAATGGTTATACAATTTATAATTTATATTATTCTTTTCAATACAATATTCCATAAATTTATTATACTTACATGTTTTACTATTATAATTTGATAAGGTTGTTTCTATTTCTTTAATTGTCTGGTCTTGTATTTTCGTTTCTTTGTTTATTTTATCCATAATTTTATTATATTTTTTCAATCTGGTTTCTAATCTTCGTTGATTTTGTGTATAACGAAAAGTTTGTAAGTTTCCATCGTCATCTTTCGCACCACAATATATAAGGTCGCTCATTCCAGGGTCAGCACAAACAACCTTCATACTTTTCAATTCATCGGTTAATTCTGTTTTTTCAATATAATCAGTATTAACTTCTTCGCTACATTTTTTATTTTTATTTGTTTTCTTTAATGGTTTTCCGTCGGTATCGGTTCTCACAAATAAAGAACAACCAGAAATACCATCAGTTCTAATCATAAAACTAAATGTATATTTTTGACCCTTCTTGAATACTCTTTTATTTAGTTTGAAAAATCTATTCCATAAATCATATTGATTATTTTCTTTTTTATAATCTTTCAAATGTGTAGATGTTGGTTCATCTCCTAAAAAATTAGAAATTAACGCACAAGTATCAATACAAATATTTTTACCTACGATATTGGTGCGTAATGGTAATACATTAAATAATCGTATTTGTTTTTCTTCGTTTTGAATTCTTACTTCATTTAACTTTTCTAATTCATTTGAAATATGAAACATAGAAATTAAATAATCTTGTGTATTGGATTTCAAATCATAATGGATATTATCTTTATCAAAACTATTTTTATTTGGAAACAATTTATTCTTTTGTTTTCTAATCCAAGCGTGATATATTGTATCACTTGTAAAATCGGTAAAATTAATTAAATCCTTTTTAACTTTACCAATTTCATCATATAAATTTTTGTGCAATTCTTTTCTAACATTTTTATCTTTATTTTCTTTGGTTATTTGTACGGATTTTTCTTTTATGTTAAATACAATATTTACATATTTATTCAAATGGTCAATGAAATGCTCTTGGATATTATTATTGATATTCGTGGTCATATCAATTGCTTCGTATGGTAAAACATAACTCAACTTGTCGTAATAAATTGTTTCGTTATTAGAAATAGTATTAGCATAATGGGTTTTGTAAAATGTGGTTAAACATTTTAATTGTGTTGGCATATTTTCTTCTGTATATCCTCCAGAATTACATTTTCTAATCGTTAAAACCTTAAAAACATCGCATATAAATTCTTTATCTATTACTGGAAATTGTATATTATTTTCGTATTGATATATGCAATAAAGTTTAATAAATTGATACGCATGAATAACGATTTTATTTGTTCTATTTACTAAATCATTTATAATTGGTAAAATAGTCTGGTCTTTAATCATATTGTTAATATTATCCTTGTTTGTTTTCATATAATCAAAGTTTTCTTCATCTTTCTTCTTTTCCTTAACTTTCGGTTTTGCTTTTTTCATTTCTATATATTATATAAAGATAATTCTTTAAATAGTATTACGCCGAAACTCCTAAATATATATTATTTATAAAATTGATTATAAAATATTATTAGTTATTATATACAATTTATAACATGACTGAATTATTCATTGAAAAGGCGAAAAAAATACACGGAGATAAATATGATTATTCTAAAACTGATTATAAAAAGGCAATAGAAAAAGTAATTATAATATGCAAAACGCACGGAGAGTTTTTACTAACACCTAATAAACATTTAAATGGACGCGAGTGTCAATTGTGTTCGAAAAATAGTTTCTTAAATAAAGTGAGCGATAGCAAAGAAGACTTTTTGAATAAATCAAAAGAAATACACGGAGATAAATATGATTATTCGATTGTTGAATATAAAAATAATAATACACCAATTACTATTTTATGCAAAACACATGGTGAATTTTCACAATTGCCAAGTGTGCATAAAATGGGAAGCGGTTGCCAAAAATGTGGCAATAATTATAGATATGATACAAAAGAATTTATTGAAAAATCAATCGAAGTTCATGGAGATAAATATGATTATTCTAAAACTGAATATAAAAAAAATAATGAAAAAGTTGTTATAATATGTACCGCACATGGCAATTTTGAACAAAAACCGAACAATCATTTACGAGGTAGCGGTTGTCCAATATGTAAAAATGAAAATATTGGAAATATAAAAAGAAAATCAAATGAAATTTTTATTAGTGATGCATTAGAAGTTCATGGAGATAAATATGATTATTCAAAGGTAAAGTATGCGAATTCAGGCGAAATGGTAATTATAATATGTAACACGCATGGAGAATTTGAACAAACACCAACAAAACATTTACAAGGTAGCGGTTGTTCTAAATGTTCTAATTGTTCTAATTGTTATACAATGACACAAAATGAATTTATTGAAAAATCGCAATGTGTCCATATTGATTGTAATAGTCAAGCATTATTTGACTATTCGCAAATCAAATACGTAAATAATAAAACACCAGTGACGATAATATGTAAAATACACGGCGAATTTTCACAAATACCATATATTCATATAAAAGGACATAGTTGTAATAAATGTTCAAGAAATAAAATAAGTGAAACGTGTTATAAAAATAACAATTTTGTAAATAACGCTAAAAAAATACATGGAGATAAATATGATTATTCTAAAGTTGATTATAAAGGGAGTTCAGTAAATGTAATAATTAATTGTAAAATTCACGGAGAATTTGAAAAAACTCCTGACAATCATAACCATAAAACCAGACCGCAAGGTTGTCAAAAATGTCAAAATAAAAAACAATATTCAAAATCTCAAATACAATGGTTAAATTTTATTCAATTAAAAGATAATATTTTAATTAAACACGCAGAAAATGGCAATGAATTGTCTATACCAAATACTAATTATAAATCAGATGGTTATTGCGAAGAAACAAATACAATATATGAGTTTCATGGTGATTATTGGCACGGAAACCCTAACAAATTTATATCAACAGAAATAAATAAATCAACGAAAACTACATTCGGCGAATTATACCAAAATACATTAGAACGAGAACAACAAATTAGAGATTTGGGTTATAATTTAGTCATTATGTGGGAACACGATTGGAATAAAATTAATAAATCAATACGAGTTTTACAACGGAAATTTAAATCTCTTCATTAGATTGTTTCAACTTTTCCTTTCTATTTAAATACGCAGTATGTCGCCACTCTTTTATTTTTTCTGGATTAGTTTCCTTTATTTTATCCATATATTTTTTTGCTCGTTGTATTACAACTTCAGCATTATTATCATAATATTTTTTATGACGATGATTGCTTGTATATGTTTTTAATTTTTCTTCTAATTCGGTATTTTTTATTTTTAATGTTTCTATTTCCGCCTTCATTATATTAAATTCTTCTTCCATATTTAATAGTATATTGTGATATATTTTTAAATATTTTATGCTATAATAATAAGTATGACCACTACACATAAAGGAAATGATTATAAATTAAATGCAGTTGAATATTATTTAATAGGTGATAAATCACAAGTAGAAGTATGTGAAATATTCAAATGCTCTCCAAGAAGTTTAATGAGATGGATTGATATGTATAAAAAAGATGGTGAAATTAAAAGACATAATAAAATACCAGTTGCATATAAGGTTCATAAAGAACATGTAAAGTTTTTATTAGATGAAATACAGAAAAATAAAACTATTACTATGAGTGAGTTAATGCTAAAATTAAAAGACAAGTTTAATGTTGAATTGAGTAGGTTTCATATCAATCGTATAATAAATGACAATAATATCACTTTGAAAATAACAAGAATAAGACATGAACCCGTCAAACGATTTGGTAAAGATATAAACATAAATGAAAAATTAACAGATTTTTACGAGCAAATAAAACATCATAAATTAGAAGACATTATTTGCATAGATGAGACCAGTATAAGTGCATTACAAAAAAGAAGTCATTGTTATAGTAATTTAGGTAAGCGATGTGTAATAAAAACACACTCGCAAGAAGTATTCAAAAAATATACTGGAATATTTGCTATATCAGCAAATGGAGTTTTAGGGTGGGATTTATATGGCAAAGGTGGAATTGATAGTATTAGATTATATGATTTTTTAGAGAAATTTATAACAACCAAATTCAAAAATAAATTAATTATTTTAGATAACGCAAGTAGTCATAGAAATGCAAAAATAAAAGAATTAGTAAATAAGCATAATCATTTATTATATAGCGTCCCATATCAACATTTTACAAATTCAATAGAAAATTATTTTAGCATGATGAAATCACGATTACATAAATTAGAAGGATTAACGTTTGATGATTTGAAGAAGAATATAGAGAAAGTAGTAAAAGAAATACCAAAAGAAAAATACGAAAATGTAATTAAAGGAACATATCAAAGACCAACCAAATTTATTAGGAAAAAATCAAATAGAACACGAAAATTAAAGAATTATTTGTAGCACATGTAAAGGTCGGCGTTTTAAATGTGCAAAGGTGTAATAGTATTATTGCGCGGATAAAATGTGGATACTACAACATGCCTACATCGCCCCCACATACACCCACAAGAAATTACCTACTATGTAGGCATCTGTAGTAAGCGTCATAAACCATGCAATAAATCGCCGAAATTATTTATATCCGACAATTATATATATAATTTAAAAAATGAACACTCCATCATATGAATTAACATTAGCAGAAAGGGATAATTATTTGGTCCAAATAGAAGCGCAAATAGAAGCGAAAAGGAATTTGCTTCTAGGAAAACGCAAATTTTTAGAAAATACATTAAAGGAAAATCAGTTTTTAGAAGGCGTTAAAAATGATTACCACAAATATTATGATTATATTGCCAAACAAAAAATGGATGAATTAAGGGCAATGGGAATATTAAAACAATATACGGATGATTTAATAATGAGTACGCAATTAACCGAGCAAGGTATTAAACAAACAAAACAAGATCAACAAGATATTATGAATGAAATGACCAAAATTAAAAAGGCGTTGGACGAAATAGTAGATCCAAAATCTGGACAACATATGTAAATATAAAATGACGATTTTTGAATATAATCTATATATAATATATTATGGCCGAAGAAGCAGTACAATATCAATTATTACCCGTTCCACGAGATGCAGGGTTTGATCCAGCAGAAATTGGACGTATAAATAATTTAAGTGGAGCTATATCTGCAGCATTTCAAAAAACCAATGTTATATTAAATCATTTTAATACGTATGTACGAAATGTTAATTTTAAAAATAATATTATTCTGACTATTGTCAATCAGGTGCGATTAAAGGTGTATAATTTGTTGAGATTGATAAACAAATTAAACCGACGAATTCTAGAGTTGGAGGGTCAGGGACAAGAAGGGGAGATGATGGGTCAAGAAGACAACCAGAATGTTGAATTGCAACGATTAAGACAACAAAAGGCGTATTTAATGACATTGCTCGATAGAGCAACGGGTACATTGATGCAGTTAAGAGATGGAATAGATGCCATAATGCAAAATCCTGATTTAGATTTAACTGCTGATAAGACTTCGCAATTTGTCGGTGTTATTAATCAAATAAACGCATTATTGCAAGATATATTAAGTAAACAAACACCGCCTAATAATGTAGTAGCTGTAGGTGACAATGAAATTCCGTTAACTCAAGAAGGATTGGCAGATCTAGATGCAGAAGTTCCGCCTGCATTAGCCGATGTAGACAATGCTACTGCTCTTCCCCCTAATTCGATAAATCTAATTCCACCTGCCCCACCTGCTCCACCCCCAGGGCTTGCAGGTGGCAAGAGAAGACGTAGAAAAACGAGAAAATTAAGACGCAAAAGTCGAGGTGGTAAGAAAAGTAAAAGTACGAGTAGAAAAGGTAAAAGTAGCCGAAATAAAAGAGGTGGTTTTAAGGCGATTTATCCCCAATTGTCACATAAAAAAATGTCAAAAAGTAGGACGAGTAAATCAAGTAAAAGTAGTAGATCAAGTAATAGATCAAGTAGGACTAGCGGAAATAGCACAGATGCTACATCAAAATAAGTAATCTACATTAGATTATAAAGCATCCCACGAATAGTAGGCAATACTAGACAATCATCAGGCCATCTACCCGTCATGGTACGATGATTTAACGAACTAATTCTAATACGTCTATTTAAACAAGCAGCCCGTTGACTATATACCTTTTTCCACGTGCGTTGAATAATACGTAACCAAAAGGTTTTTAATATAGCGACACATTCGCCACCAGATAAATAAAGCTTTAGGCCTATTTCAGGTTTAAGGTGATTATCTACATCGGTAATAATATTGTAATAATTTCTAATAAGAGGGTGTTCCTTATTGGGTCCAAATACATTATGAGGAACATTAAAATCTTCTAACAAATCATAATATTTATGTCTATAATACTCCATAATGCCATAAATATTATCAAAATATGTGTCATTCTCGCTATGATTTTCTATGTCCGCATCGCTATCACTATCACTATCATTCGCGCTATCAACATACTCACCATCTGCATTTGTGCCTAGTAGTCTAAATATGCTATGATTAGTGCTGTCATGAACAACTAAATAATGACCTTGAACGTTTGGGTCACTTTCTTCGGTAAACCCATGCATATGTTTATTATGTAATTCGCAAATAAGAAGAGTAAATTTGCAATGGAATCCTTCTATTAGGGGATGCAACGGAGCGGAACGCGTAGTTGCAGACCCAGAATCAGGAGCGCTAGCGGTTGATTCTCTATTGTGTTGTACTATTTGTTGCACCATTTATCAATAATATTATCAACTATTTATATTTCTATTATTACAATCAATTTTTTTAAAAATTTATATATAATATATATAACAATGAAAGTACCCAAGGCCGTTTTGAACATGTTAGAAAACAAATATGTATTGTATTTTGTGTTATTTTTAGCAGTAAGTAACATATTGGGGTTTTTGGTGATGGGTAACATAACAGCCATCATATTTTTCAGTTTAGTAGCTTATTTAACATCATTCTTTAGTAAAAATAAGATAGTTATATTGTCCATTCCTTTGGTTCTTACTAGTGTTTTAATGGTTGGTGCAAGAGTAAAGGAAGGGTTGGAAAACGCGATAGATTCTGCTAAAAAGCCTGTTGCTGACGCTGCTGCTACTGCTGTAGCTAAAGCAACGGATACTGCTAAAAAGGTCGCTAAAACCGCAACCGATACTGCTAAAAATGTTGTTAATGTTGCTGCTGCCGCCACTCCTGTTACTGGTACTGAACCTGAATCTGAATCTGAACCTGTTCCAGCTTCTGCTTCAAAAACTGATGGAATGACGACCATGTATGGAAAAAAGAATAATCGCATTGATTATGCCTCCACTATTGAAGATGCATATGATGATTTGAACAAAATCATAGGGGGAGATGGTATTAAACGACTAACAGATGACACTCAGAGACTTATGGGACAACAAATGCAATTAGCGGATGCTATGAAAAGTATGAGTCCTTTATTAGAACAAGCCAAAACTATGTTGCAAGGATTCGACCTTAAAAATTTGGATGGTTTAGCACAAATGGCCAAACAATTTACTGCTCCTGGAGGTCCATCTGGATTGCAAATCCCCAAAATGTAAGAGTATACCCCAAAATGTAAGAGTGATAGTATAAATTATTAAAATGACATCATATATATTATTGTGTATATATATAATGACCAAAAAATGTCCACCAGGAGTAATATGTATTGAAAACGTAACCATGTTTTCCTTCGTAATAATCGTATGTATTGTTACCTATTTTATAGTGTCTACTCAATCCAAGTCGGCATCTAACAATCAACAAAAGGTTGTTATTCGAGAAGAGCAACATGAGAGAAACGCAGGAGGCTATGGAATGCCGATAAATCAAGGAATGTTTGGTTTCTTTACTCGACCAAATTATGGCTACACAAATCTACCAGGTGATGTATTAATGAATCCTTATGTTCCACCATTAAGGGATGAAAGATATTTGGTGCCAGAAATGAATATAATACCACCTGGAAGAATACCAATCAATGTATCCACAAATATTAGTGCGGTAGACACCAGTTATAGGCAAGTAGGTATATTAACGCCAATAAATGGGTCATCTGACAAAATATTGCCATTAATGGGACGACCTGTAAATACATCTAGAGATTATTGGCAATATTATACTATGAGTGATCAAAATAATAGTGTGAAATTACCCGTTGTTCGAAATGGAAAAAGTTGTACAAATGAATATGGATGCCCTAAAATATATAATGGCGACAGCATATATGTAGAAGGATACAATCAGGCTTTTAAAACTACTATATATGATAATGACACCATAAAATATATTCCTTATATTTAGATTATGCGTTCGCGAATGTTATGGCGGTGTCAGCAACACTGCTTGCTGCGTTTTCATCAACTAAAGGTTGTGGTTGTTGAACAGCTTTGTTAACTATGGCTTTAATAGCGCGTAATAATGCAAGATCATCCGCGGATATTTGTTCTTGAGGTTGTACTGGTACAGGTGCAGACGCTTCTACTTCTATTTCTGATGGCTCATCTATGATGTGTGTAGATTCTTCTAATACAGGAGTATTTTCTTGGGAAATGAATTCGGGTATATTATCATCCACACTAGGGCTAGGAATAACATCATCGACATCAGGACCAACCTCAGTATTAATGTCCATAGGAGATTCTTGAGGAATATCAGAAGCAGAAGCATTAGGAATATCATCGGTAGCAGAAGCAGCTGGAACATTCTCAACACCAATCTCCATAGGAGATTCTTCTGGAATAGCATCAGCAACAGCATCAGTCTCCATATTGTCATTAGAAGCATTGTCAATAGTAGCATTAGCATTATCAATAGGACTGGCATCAACATCAGTAGTAACAATAGGAGCAGCAGCGACATTATCAATAGGACTGGCATTGTCAATAGGACTGGCATCAACAATAGGACTGGCGTCAACAATAGGAGTAGCATCAACAATAGGACTGACTGCATCAGTAGCACCATCACCCTCACCCCCAAACCAAACCTTGTAATTTTTCAAGGTAGATTTAACTAGATTTACTGACTTGTGTTTCCTTCTTAATGTTTTGGTTTTATGTGTCTTTGCCCTCTTTTTGTATTTTTTTACACTTTGCTTTTTCTTATTGTGAAGTTTTGATATTTTGCCTTTAGTTAAATTCATTTTCATTCTTATATAAATAAATTAATATTTTTATTTATATTACTATATTAGTAATGAGTAATAACAACACTATGAATATATCTCCGCAAAATATTTCAGGAACGTGTAATTATAAATGCGCATATTCATTTAAATATCAAACAAGTGATAGCACCGCTACAAATTATGGTACTAAAATAGAATTAACATATGAAGCCGACGCAAATCCACCAGCCAAATACAATAATGTAAAAATGAAGGTAGATGAAATCATGATAGTGAGCCCGTCCGTACATTTATTTAATAATGCAAACACAGATGCAGAAATAATAATTACACATACTCCCAACAATAGTGCAGGTAACCCACTTTATGTATGCATTCCTATAAATACTTCAGGTATTTCTTCTAAAGCATCACAAATTATCACAGAAATAATAAATGCGGTTTCAACCGGCGCCCCTTCGATAGGTGAAAGAGTGAACCAAGGGATTTCTTCATTTACGCTAGATGACATAATCCCAATGGAACCTTTTTATACATATAATTCCGATAGCATAGATTATATAGCATATGGGTTGCAAAATGCGATATCCATAAGCGCGGACACATTGAAAAAAATGCAGGCGTTTTTAAGACCATATGACAGAGATAATTTTAACAGCGATGCATTGTTATTTTTAAATCCGGATGGACCAACCACGAATGATGGGGGTGGGGGTAATGAAATATATATCGATTGTAATCCTACAGGCAATTCGGAAGAAGAAGAGGAAGTTACCAATGTGAATGTAAAATCCGCTACATATAACGATATAGGGAGTCTATTTTCCAGTCCCATATTTATGATGTTGTTGTCTTCTGTTGTATTTGTAGTTATTATTCTATTAATTTACAATATATTGACTTATATATTGACTTATGTGACAACTGGCTCAGTGCCTACTACATTTGTAGGAAAACGACTGGTCGCGAAGTGACCAGCAGTTTTCTGATTATACTCTGTAGCGTCAGCGGAGGAGTATGTACCGAATAAACCAAAGTAAATGGGTGAAAACTAAATACTTACTTTTCGAGTTTTTGATGTGCCGTGATTATACATTTTCTTGGCTTTTCTAGCTAGATTAAACGCCTTTTTTTTATGATTACATCCTTTGTCTAAAATATCATAATCAACTGCAGCGGCCTTTCCAGCGGTTATTGAACTAGCTAAACGTGCAAACCCCCATGATTGTGGTGTTTGATTTGGTCTTGAGCCAGATGAATAATACGCCCCTTCACCTTTTTTTACTATTTTTTCTAATGAAGCTATAGAACATCCGGTAGCTAACGATAGTTGTTTGCTTGGAACTATTTTATCTACTTTATATATTTTACGCGCGTTTATTACATGTTTTGACAATTTATTATGATAAGATGGAACCATTTTTCGTGTATAATATTTATTGTTTTTATATAGTTTCCTTGATTTCATCAACATACGAATTTGTTTTTGTTTATCTTTTTTAGTCAGATTTTTTGGTAAATATCGAATAGGTATACGTGTATTTTTTCCCATATAATAACCGAATAAAAAAGTTTTTATTTTTGTATTGTTTTGCATTTTGCATTTTATATTTTTTATATTTTTGTTTTGTATTTTTATATTTTGTATCTTGTTATGCCGAAGCATAACAACATTCCACCTCATAACCCGTATCCATTTGACATCCTAACTGCCAATCACAATGAAACATTTTTCCATGAGTGCGTGATGCGTCCAAAACACCCACGCCATGGAATTCATCTTGATACCAATGTCCATTATATACATTACCATTTGTCCATTGATACACTCCTAATCCACATTTTTCGTTATTATTCATAAATCCAGTATAGGTGTTTCCATCCCCATAAACAATATGGGCGTGTCCATGCATTAAGCTATTGACACGTGTTCCACTGAAAATATCTCCATCAGTAGTCGTCATAACACCCTGACCAGTGATGGCACCAAAGGCGGATTCTCCTTCATATACTGATCCAGAGGGAAATCTTATTTTGTTTTTTTTTCCGTGAAATAAATTATTTTTCCAAATGCCAATCATTTCAGTTCCATCTGGCGCAACATAATACCCAGATCCGGATGCAATATTATTTTTCCATCTGGCTTGAAAGATGTTTCCATTCGCGTAAAACATAATACCCAACCCGTGCTTTTCACCACTTGAATTATGTTCACCTCGATATATGTCACCATTTGAATACATATCTGATGCTAGATTTGTACATTTTTTACCCTCTAACAAGAAGAGCTTGGTAAAATAGGCGATCTCCTCTTGATTGAATTGTTTCCACATTTTAAAATATATTGATTCTTTGTAGGTGCATATGACATATTTGGAAAAAAGCATTTCAATTTTTTATTGAAATACTTGATAATAATATGATTAGTCTTAAATCACGCCGGTGTAATTAATAGGAGCGGCATCGTGCGTGTCGTCTAGTATAGGGCTAAAATGCACCTGTGTGGAATCAGATGCCACATATTTAGTAGGAGCCATTTTCTTAACCATTTCCTCCTCAAGTGTATATGGGAACTGATTATACTGAGTCAATTCAGTATATTTTTTTGCTTCAGTCGGCATATACTTTTCAAGAGCATATGTACCAGTAGATAGAGATGATCGTCGAATCAAATCAAAAGCGACGAATAATCCAAGTACTCCTAAAACGGGATTTGCATAGGCAAATAAAAGAACTGCTACCAATACAACTACTATTTTACCAATAGTCGTGTCAATCATACCAGCAACTGGTTCTGGTGTTTTATATCCCATGATTAAATAAACGATAAAAAGAACGGCCAACACATTTTGACTTACATGTTCTTTTTTAAACATTTTATCAAAACTATCCATTTATATATATTATGATATTAGAATATAATAAATTATAATAAAATTGAAAAAATATTAGAAGACTATTAGAAACTATATAGACATAATACGCTAAATATTGCTAACTAACTAACAAATTAACAAAATGCTAAATACATATCTTGGACAAAAGGGGTATACTCTTCATAAAGCGGAATTAACCCCAGCACAACAAAAACAGATTAAAGAGGATTTAACGATTAGTCCTCTTACTATGGGTTCTTACGGACCAAACAACCAAGTAAAATTTCCTGTATATAGAGAATCATCAAATAAAATATATGTACCGCATTATTATGGTGTAAATAATTTTGGCAAACCCAATCAAAATAAAATACCAGAAGGAGATGAAATTCATCTAACATTCAACGGAACTTTGAGAGATTATCAAATTCCAGTAGTTGAAAAATATATTACGTATGTTATGGGACCCGTACCTAAAGGGGGGTTGCTGGAATTGCCGTGTGCGTGGGGTAAAACAAGTGCATCATTGTATATTCTTAGTAAATTAAAAAAGAAGACATTGGTTATCGTACATAAAGAGTTTTTGATGAATCAATGGATAGAAAGAATAGAGCAGTTTTTACCTGGCACACGAGTGGGGAAAATTCAAGGACAGACAATTGACATTGAAAATAAAGATATCGTATTATGTATGCTTCAAAGTTTAGTATTGAAGGAATATCCGTCATCCTTGTTTGATAGCTTTGGATTAACTATTATAGATGAAGTACATCACATTTCTAGTCAGACATTTTCTACGGCGTTGTTTAAAGTTGTTACTAAATATATGTTGGGTTTATCTGCTACTATGGATAGAAAAGATGGAACTACCAAAGTATTCAAAATGTTTTTAGGCGAGGTAGTGTATAAAGCGGAGAAGAAAAATGATTATCAGGTGGAAGTCAGAGCGATTACGTATAAAACGACCGATCCCGATTTTAATGAAACGATATTAGATTTCAAAGGACAACCGCAAATCAGTTCCATGATTAGTAAGTTATGTAGTTATAATCGCAGGACAGAATTTATAATACAAACATTGAATGATTATATTCGAGTGGATATGGATGATGTCGGTGGTGTTACCAAAGACATAATCAAAACACAAACTCCTTCGGCTAGCGCCTACGCAGTTCAATCACTCACCTTCGCCTCGCAGCACAAAGAAGCTATGGATAAGGCAAATCCTTGTTGTAAAATATGCAACAAAAACGATAACTATTTGGTAATAAATACATGTTGTAATGTAGTGAATTATTGTTTACCTTGTATGGAAAAGGTAGTGGAAGCTGCCAAAATATGCGAGGTAGTCATTGATAAAAAAACGGGCCTTAAAAAGGAGGTGAAAAGACGTGCAAAATGTCCTTCATGTTCAAAAGTATTAGCATATGAGCAACATTACATAGAAAATCCATATGTGAAACCTTTGACACAAGTACATACCATCATTATGTCACATAATTTGAATATTTTGGAATACATGTATAAGAAAATCGTTTGTAAAAATTACGCAAGTGTAGGGTACTACGTAGGCGGTATGAATGAAGCAGAGCTTAAAAAGACGGAAAAGAAACAAGTCATTTTGGCCAGTTATAGTATGGCGCAAGAAGGATTGGATATTTCAACACTTAACACAGAGTTCTTGATCAGTCCAAAAACAGACGTCGTACAAATAGTTGGGCGAATATTACGTGCGAAACACGCGACTACTATACCAACGATTTATGATTTTGTGGATAGTCATGATGTATTTCAACGACAATGGTTGAAAAGAAAGGCGTATTATAAGAAACAAAGTTATAGAATCATTGGTACAAACTCTATAGAATATGATGGTCTTGTAAGCAAAAACAATAGTTTATGGAATGTCATGTACGAGCCAGGATTAAAAAAGCAATCGAATAAAGGGAAAGAAAAGGATAAAGAGGAAGATGTGGATGAGGAGTCTAAAGATCCGTTTCTATCAGGGAAGTGTTTGATAAAATTTGGAGGAAAAGGAAAATGAAAGCTCCTTCACTAACGTTCTCAGTGGGCACGTAGTGCCCACCAAGTGGTTCGCCTTCGGCGAACAACCGGAGCTTAATCCAGAAAACTTCGGCTAACGCCTACGTTTTCCTACAAAAAGTAAATAAAATTTCAGATAAATATATTTGAAATTTTATTATTGTATTATCTTACCAAAATTGGAACCCTTTATTAGTATTAAAATTATAATTGTCTACACAATTAGTGCAGTTAGAAAGCTTATGTTGGGGAATAGGGTTTGCAAGAGCGGAATCTTTTGCGGCTAAAACGCCACCAGTGGAATAACTGGGTGTGTTGGGAATATTGCTACCCCATTGATGATAAGTACCGCCTCGTCTAGATCGACTAGAGCGTCTCGCCTTTACGGATCGTCTAGTGCGTCTCGCCTTAACAGATCGTTTAATGCGTCTAGATTTTGTAGAGCGTCTAGCCATTTTCTTATATTTACGCATAGATTTTTTTTTATAAGAAGAATGTCTTTTGGACCCACCTTTCATACCCATTCCTTTAATATATGGAATGGCGGCTTGATCCTTATTAACGGGTTCAGGCAACCCAAATCGTGCTGGACTTTCATTACTACTAAAACTTCCAGACCAGTTGGTATTAAATTTGTTGACATACGCACCATCAACATTTGCATATGGCAAAGTTTGCGCGGATGGTTTAAATAAATAATTGGACATGGCTTCTATATATTTAATATTTATTTTTTTCTGAACGAAGCAATTGATTCAAGTCATTTTTAGTGACAACCTGTTCCGTTTTTGAGGCCACTCGTATCGGCATCCATTTTCTGTACTTAAAATTATATGTGCAAACCATGTTGAACTCTCTGTCTAAATGTACAAATTTATCGATTTCTTCGTTTTGAAATTCTTCTTCATCGTCACTTTCTTCAAGCGCGTCTAGATTTTGATTTTCCTTAATATTTCTAAATAACTTATTCATCATAACACTGGTTTTATAATCGGTAATATACGCTACTTCATGAAATGACTCGACATTATTGTCGAAAAGATGCAAGTTATAAATGTCATTTTGAATATCAGCCTTTACTTTGAATACTATTTCTCTCTTCGAATCCAATTTGGGAGTAGAATAGGTTTGTTTGGTTGTATAAGAAGAAGGGTTGTTCCGATTATTTTGGTAGGTGTGCTGCGAGCCGTAGGTGAGTGATTGAACTCCTTGCTTGCGATGCAATGCGATAGAGTTAGCCGAAGGAGTTTTAGTTGGAGGGGTTTTATATTCGTGTTTGTTGTAATCAGTGACTGAAGAGCAGTTATATTTCATATTTGTAATAGTAGCACACGATCTCTGAGCATATTTAAATTGTATATATTTAATTTGATATGGTAATAAATCAACAGCCGTAATTAATTCGGAATAGGAAGAATTTATTAGAGGAAGACCGAATACAATATTGTTAGGTGTATAAGCAAGTTGTTTGATTTCGGTCGAAAAAATATGTCTAAATAATTCCAATTTACTTACAAATGTATTCCTAGATATGTCCTTACCCTTATAATAAAATATATCTTCGGCGCAAAAAAAGGATGTATTGTTGTGTTTAAATAAAGTACCATAAAAAATAGTTCCGTATGACAATTGGTTGTGGAAACATGTGCTAACCATTTGAATGTTGCATATTTTTTTATTTTCCGAAATTTCTAGGAGGATACATACATTTTGTGCCTTATATGTGGTAAACCATGCAAAATATTTTGTCCCTTCAGGAATGGCTAATACAAAATCAGTAGGCGGGTTATGAAGGGAAATGTTGGCTTGCTTGCAAGCCGATGTTTCCTGATTATAATCTGTAGACATGCGCAGCGTTGTCGAAGGATTATGAAGTGTTTTATGAATAATATTTTCATAAGACAATTCTACATTAGGAAAATCTTTTAACAGATTTGTTTGTTCAAACTCGCTCAGCATATTGTTCTATTAATTATAGTTACCTAATCTTTATATGGTTTAACTATGTGATTAAGCCCCATATTACTTAATAAGCCGCATATTGATTGGCGGAATATGTTTCTAAAGCAGAAATGTCTGTGCTACTAGCACCACTACTACTACCATTGCCGCTATTCCCCTTTAATTGTTTTTTCAAAAAATTTTTCAATTCATTCTTCATGGAATTTACTTCTGGTTTTATAGAAGAGGGTAACAAATTCTCATAATCCTTTGACAAGTCGTAAGGATTTGAACTAGAAGAGGTAGAAGACATAGCGTTATATATATTTTCATATTTATGGGCAGGTGCATTTACTAAATCTTTAATTTTCGGAATAGTCAATGTTTTTGTAAAAAATAATATTAGATGATGGACTAAAAATATCAAAGTTATAGAAATAATAGTTGTTCGAATCGCCCAGAATAGCATACACTATTATAATATTAGATTAGCACTGATAAAAACTCAATAATATCTTGTTTAATTAAATAATTTTCAATATCTTCAGTTGCTAAAAAATACACATTCGTGGGTATAAAATGTGAATATTTATTAGGAGTTGTTTGCAATGGAGTGCCATTTTGTAGTCTAATGCTGTCGTCATATTCTCCTTCCACAACCAGCGTTAATTTTGTCTCTTTATTTCGTTGTTTTTTCTGAGCAGTATTGTCTATTCCTTCATTATATATATTTTTTGCATTATTATGATTGTCGATTAACCCTTGACATGAATAGTGAAATGAAACAATATTCGATGTAATATGTTCATATGGTATTTGCGAGTAAATAGTTTCTTTTTCTTGTAAACTAGCATCAACCAATAAGTTGATTTCTTGAAAATATTCAGGAAGTTCATAATCTTCACAATATTTCTTAATAGTGACTATCGGTTTATCCATCGGTTTAAGTTTATACAATTTATTATTCTCTATTTGAAAAATTCCGCTAGAAGATAATAGTCTAGTATAATTTGTAGTGCATTTAAAATAATCATCTAATTCATTTATTTTTGACAATATTGCCTTTGGGTAGTATTTATCAATATATATTTTAACAGGGTCTGGTCTTTTTGCTAAGGATAAGGTCTCGTTTTTTTTCATATTTGCGGTAGCTCTCATTTTTTTTTTATTTCTTTCTTCTTAACTATTATAAGAAGAAACTATTTAAACCTATTCATAAAAATAATAAATACAATAGAAATGCCACAAAATATTGGAATCGTTATTGTTGAAAAAACGGGTGTAACGAAATCTCTTACTATCAAGGAATATAATGAAGAAGAATTATACAAAAAGTGTGGATTTAAAAAAGCGACTGATTTTTCGAAACAAACAGAATGGATAGTCAAACTAGAAGGCAAAAAATATTTGGTTTCATTGTATGGTAAAATTGACGGCAAAGCCAATACGGAAAACAAATATGATTTTCCACCACCGGTTGATTCCGTATTATTTTTCGGTAGTTGTGCTCTAAGTTGCATGCTTATGCAAGAGGATAAGACATTTTTGTTGACGTCTTTATCGGTAGAAATGTGGGCAAAGATGTATGAAAAATTGTTCGGTGGGTTCGAAGATTTGGCTGCTACTGCAGCGCAGGATGAAATGGAGGTGGATGAATTAGCCAGTATTCCTAAAGAAAAGAAAACAAAGGACGGCTATTTGAAAGACGGATTTGTTGTAGATAGCGACGAGGGGGATGAAGATGGAGGTGGTGAGGAATATAGCTCTGAGGGTGAGGATGAAGAAGACAGCGATGAATTGGAAGATAGTAATGAGCCCGATGATGATGATTTGGATCTTGAAGATATTGGATCTGAGTTAAGTTCGGAAGAATACGATGATTCTAGTGATAGCGATAGTAGTGATAGTGCTAGCGGCAGCGATAGTGGTAGTGGTAGCGAGGACAAAAAAAAGAAAGATAAAAAGAATAAGTAGGTATAGATTATGGAGGAAAACGGATTGGTCGCATCGCGACCAGTAGTTTTTCGATTATATTCCGAAGGCGTTAGCCGAAGGAATAGAATTAAAAATTGATTATGATTTAAATATATGTTATATATTTACATCTAATAAGAAAATGCGCACTATAGCCAACCCAGAAAAGTTCCGAACAAATATTCGTGCTAAATTAAACGATATTATTGCAAATGAAAAGTATTCCAAAAATTTAGAAATAGGTGTTTATAATTACACCTTGAAAGAGGCCACTAATCGAAAAGTCGTCAAAAAATGGGACAACCCGTTTTATGTCCAATTGTATCTCGACAGACTTCGAAGCATTATCAATAATTTAAATGCTAAAACATTAGAACTGATCAAAAACGGGGATATTAAAGCACAAGTATTGGCATTCATGACGCATCAAGAATTAAATCATGATAGGTGGTCAGCATTGATCCAAACGAAAATTAAAAGAGATATCAATAAATTTGATACAAATATTGAAGCCGCAACTGATACTTTCAAATGTCGTAAATGTTTCGGTCGCAAGTGCACCTACTACTCACTGCAAATACGCTCTAGTGATGAACCGATGACAATTTTTGTTACCTGTATCGACTGCGGAAATCGATGGAGGTGTTAAAATGTGTCAAATCATGTTTTCATCAAAATATAAATATATAATATATAATTTGTAATAATTTAGAATTAACATTATTTTCAATGCGATAAATTTGTTTTTCAATTTCATCTTTTAGTATAGGTAATCTATCTTTGATATTGGGAGTTTTAGTTTTTATTTTTGTCATCATGTATCAATATAATACTTACATCTCGCCTTTGTATGGAGAGTACCAAATAAGTTTTAACATTTCAAACACAGATTTTATAAATATAAAATTGATTTAAATATTTGTCTAGTTATATTATTATACAAATGTGCATTCATCCTGAATGTAAAAAGCAATCAATTTTTAACAACGAAGGTGAGACCAAGGCATTATATTGTTCAGCACACAAAAAGAATGGAATGGTTGATTTTAAAAGTAAAACTTGTATTCATCTAGGATGTAAAAAGCAACCATCATTTAATAAAGAAAGCGATAAAAAAGCATTGTATTGTTTAGCACATAAATTGGAAAATATGGTTGATGTTAAACACACAACTTGTATTCATCCTGGTTGTAAAGTTAGACCATTATATAATAACGAAGGTGAGACAAAGGGGATATATTGTTTAGGACATAAAATGGAAGGGATGTTTGATGTAAAAAGTAAAACTTGTATTCATACAGGATGTAGAGTTAGACCAAATTATAACGCTAGTGGCGAGACAAAGACACTATATTGTTCAACACATAAATTAGATGGAATGGTGTGTATGAAAAAAAAAACTTGTATTCATCCTGGATGTAAAATACATCCAAGTTATAACACCTATGGCGAGACAAATGTAGTATATTGTTCAGCACATAAAATGAAAAATATGGTAGCTATAAAAAACAAAATGTGTATTCATCCTGGGTGTAAAGTTAACGCGAATTATAACAAAGAAGGTGAAACAAAGGCTCTATATTGTGGAGCACACAAATTGGAAAATATGATGGATATAAAACACAAAAATTGTATTAACCCTGGGTGTAAAGTTAAACCAAATTATAACAAAGAAGGTGAAACAAAGGCTATATATTGTGGAGCACATAAATTGGAAAATATGGTGGATGTAAAACACAAAACTTGTAAAAGCGATTGGTGTTCAACAATTGTTCAAAAAAAATACGATGGATATTGTCTATATTGTTTTATAAACTTGTTTCCAGACAAACCAGTAACACGCAATTATAAAACCAAAGAATATGCAGTGGTAGAATACATCAAAACACAATTTTCCGATTTGAAATGGATTGCGGATAAAATAATATCTGGTGGTTGCTCAAAGAGAAGACCAGATTTATTGCTAGATTTAGGATACCAAATCGTAATCATAGAAATAGATGAAAACCAGCATACAGATTATGATTGTAGTTGCGAAAACAAACGTATAATGGAGTTATCACAAGATTTAGGACATAGACCTATAGTCTTTATAAGATTTAATCCAGACGATTATGTAAAAAATGGAGAAAATATCACTTCGTGTTGGGGTCCAGACGGAAAAGGAATTTGCGTTGTAAAGAAATCAAAAAAAAATGAATGGACACAACGATTAAATACGTTGGAAGAACAAATAAATTATTGGATAAATCCAATAAATATGACAAATAAAACTATTGAAACAATCCAGTTGTTTTACGACGTATAATAAATTGGCATTTAGGACCTATGCATACGAATGAGTTTTGTTGCATCCCCTAAACACAACTAAAAGTGACACAGCAACATTCGGTTACAGCGTTACATGGACACATCCAACATTTGCATTCACAACATTCACAGAATCCACAACAATACACTTTACTGACTTTTCGTAAAGGGTTATTTCCATATTTTTTGGCCATCGGATTTATGTTATCAGCAACACCAGTACCACCACCAACATTATCGTTATAATTATCAATAATGCTGTCTATTTTATCATCATATATAGAGTATGAATTATATGACGTATATTTGAAACACCACAAGTCTACTTCATTCGGGTTGGTACAGCAGCAGCAGCAACAACTTTTACTGGTACCGCTATCAATGATACTAGTAGAAGGACTTGTTTGTGGAGTCAAATAAATATCCTCATATTCAATAAAATCATCTAGAATAACAACGCGTTTATTATCTGGCATTTTTTATATATTATAGAGAGATAAAACATTCTAAGGATCACGACATATTACCAAAATACATACCATATTGCGGATGCAATCATCGTAATTGCAACCGGAATAAATAATACAGGCGAGCAACTGGCTGCCCATTTTTCCCAAAACATGTTACGCTCTAATCGTAGAATGCGAGCCACTCGTTTTTCTCTAATAACCTCATCATGATCTTCTTTCCAAATAAAGTCATTTAATATTTCCTCAGGGAAATCCTTATGTATTTTTCGCAAGAACATGATATATTTATTCTCGTGCATCGTTTTTTCTATAAAATCAATGTCCGCCTTATCTCCTTTTGTAAATACATGGGGACTGGTAGCAGTCGTCATTCTAGCCCAATCGGTGACATGGGTGTCGGCCTTTTTAATTTTATCTAATTGGTTAAAGGTGTGTAATATGATAGAAAAAATGCTTTCATTGGCAACGCCGCCCTCACAAATTAGATTATATAATGGTTTATTTGCAGAGGCATACATGAAACATCGTGCTACATCTTCTCTCTTCAGAATGAACCAAGGATTATTTCCCAAATGAAATTCCTTTTTTAAACGGCTCATATTAGCTCTTTTATGAAAATTCACATTCCACCATGCAGGTCTAACATCGATGATACTAAATGCGGCGTATTTAAAAAACATTTCCCGAAATTTTAAAGGACTGATAATAGGGACACAAGTATCAGTCAATAAACAAAACCATTGGTTATCTAGATCGTGTTGAGCAGCATAAGACAACGTAGATAAATAAGCGGGCACCATATGAAAATATGAAGTTTCTACTACATTTGCATTTGGTATCGCATATTTTTTAATCCAATTGGATTTAATGGTATTGATATCTTTGTAATGAAAATAAATATTAATAATATCGCTATTTACATCAATCCATTCTTTCCAGATATTTTCTTTTACTAATATTTGTTCACCGCTTATCATAAAACACAACGCAATTTTCATTATTTATTCCTATGTATATCATTGGTACTATGTATATAAGTAATTTTCACAATAAATATAAAAAAGCAATAAATTAATACAGAAATCCTAATATTACATGTTCAATATCAGCATTTACATTGTCGTGTATTCTGTAACTGAAATCATTGCATACTATTTCAGTCATCATAATATATTTGGTTTTTTGTTTAATCTGTTTTATTTTTTCAATCTCTGTCATCAGTTTTTTTAAATCGTATGCAGGCATCCAATTGTTTTTACAGGTAATGGTTGTGCAACACATACATGTGTTGTTATTTAATGTACGTGTTATTCTATTTATACGCGGGGACGAAGATATCATAAATTGGTAATATGAAATATTATTAGAAAAAGTGTTTATAAAAATACTAGGAGGTGAAAAAGGATATGAATTCGATAAAATAAAAGTGACATTATTTATATTCACTGAGGTAGAATTAGTTCCATATATAACTGATATTTTATCATAATTAAGAGTCAATTCTGTTTTAAGTTCATTTGCTAATCGTTTTACTATACATGTATTCATAATATATTAAATAAAAAATAGTATTTAATACCATTTTATATATACAAATGCAAGCTATTACTTCGGCTTGCGTCTTCGGAATATAATCAGAAAACTTCGACTTGCCTCGCTTCGTCCGCGTTTTCCTCCAATAACGTTACATAGTTTTATCCAATAAACTTAGGCTAACTCATCCATTTAGTGTTAACCTTTTATTAATATTTGGTTAAATTCATGATGTAAAAAATGCATAACTTTATTATTTAATTCTTCTTTTTTAGTATCACCTAATTTTGCAATATCTCTATACACATTTTTATAATGTTCATTTATTTCATCACATGAACATGAGTTATTAATAAAGTAAGAAAAATTGTTAGCATGACGAGTATCATTTATTAAATTTTTATAAGACATATTTGTTTCAACATTACCAAATGACGAAATAAGTGATGATTTTATAATCACATCAGATGGAAAATTATTTTCAGAAATACTAAAAGATTTAATTAACCCAACTAATGTATCTCTTGATGTAGGACATCCATTTTGTGCAACGCTTACTTTTTTGTCTGTTTGTATTTTTATATCTATAAATTCATATTTATCACTTTCAAATTTTAATGCATAGTTAGCTAAAATATTAAATTGACAATATGGTTTTATTGAAAATATTTTATATGCTTCGTCAAAACTCATTCCCCATATATCTGAAATATAATTGCGAAAATTTTTAAATGTATCTTTCCAGAAAAACATAGGCATAATATTAGTGCACATAAGATCGATTTCTGTATTAAATTTTAGTGCTACATCATCATTTATATGTTGTGCACCATTTTTAAAACAATAGGATGAGGATTCTTTTAACCAATGCTTCCAATAATTTAATGGTTTGAGTCCTAGTAATTTTATTTTACCATCTTTTGTAAAAATATTTTCATCAGTGAGATAATTCGTAAATGTTGAGTCTGAATCTACTACACCAATTATATCTTCTTCAACATATGTGTCCATGTAAAATGTAGACCATTGTTGTCTATCATATCCCCATGACATAGTTGGATAAGCCAATGCTTGAAATAATTTTAAATGATTATTTGGTAAAGGTTCATAATAAATATAATCCACATTATTCTCATTTAATAATAATTCACCTAAAGTATGATCTTTTATAGTTTCATCATCTAATATAATACCAAATTTATATTTATCACGATTTACAAAAATGTTCAATGTTGAACATAAGTTTTTCATTAAAATGTCTCCATCTTTAAAATAAGTTCTCGTTAATATAATTATTTTATGACTCATATATAATAAATATATAATTATAAAATATTAAATTAAAAATAAGTAATCCATTTATCCAAAATGTCTACATCTTTTTGGGTAACAACATTATTACTTAACAAATTATTATAAATAGATAGTAAGTTAGATTTCACATTAGAGTTATTTTCTGTTTTAACTATTATTTCTTTAAAATTTTTGTTATCCCAATTTAAATCTATGTTTTTTATTAAATTTGTATTATAAAACAAACAATCATAATCATCTCTCAATAATATTTCTTTGGTTATTAATTCAAAATTATATGATTTCAAATAAGCATAATCTAGTGAAAAAGATGTTGCATTTTTGTATAAAGATGTAGTATTGTCGCTGGTACTTTCAATAACAATAAACATGACATTATTTAAATAATTACCAAGAGATTTAATTACATTTAAATCGTTACCTTGTGCATCAACTTTTAAAATGTGTATAATATCATTTTTTAAATCTTTTTCAATAATATTTTTTAATGTTTTTGTTCTTACTTGTTGTGTTTCAACTATATTTGTAATAAAATCAATATTACTTTTTGGTATATAAAAATAACTTTTATTATTTTCATCAGATGTTATTTCTGTATTAAAATCATACAAAGATGATGTAGCCAATGATGAGGTTATATTAAATTTTTTTTCACCCTCTTCAATATCTATAGCAACATCATATAAAATATTATAACTACTTAAAGTATTATGAGGAAAATCTTTATATTTTTTAATTAATGGATCAATTCCAATGGAAAATAAATTATTATGTTTTATTAGATTTCTAACATCTCCGACAGCACATCCAACATCAACAAAATTTATTTTATTAAATTTATGTAACACTATATTCAAAAAATCTATAATTTTAAAAATGGATGATGATTTTACATCATTAATTATATTTAATTGTGTAACATTTATTAAATTATTAAAAACATATTGTTCTGATTGTTTAAAAACATTTTCTTTGGGGTATGCGCTATGTATTTCGTTTGTTACTTTTAAATTATTAAATACAACTACTTCTTTTTTATAAATAGAACATAAAATAATCATGATATATTGGGACATCCACCATGATTTATTATCAAATATATCAATATATGGAAATAACACATTTGAAAAAAACGCTTCTTTTGAAAAAGCGTTACACATACCATCAAACCATATAGTTGTCTGCGTCTCACCTAATGGTAAATTATTACAATATGTTTTATTTGCGTAATAATCATTCATACTAGGATTTGATATGTATGGTTTATATTTAATAATTAATTCTTCAAGTTTATTAAAACCATTTTCTTGAGAGTAATCCGCGAATAATACATCTTCGTCTAAAAATATATAATAATCATATTTCTCTTTTAAATTTAAAACATATTCTCGCAATTTATTTCTACCAGTGGTCCAAGTTGAGTTGGGGCAAAATATAGTTGTATCAGATGTGTTCTCTTTAAAACTTAATAATACAACATTCCGCTTTCTTAGACATTCATAAATATCTGGCAACTTTGTAATAGTTTGAATTATGTATAAAAATTTTAATTCTATTTTATTTTCAATAAAATCTAATATATTTTCATTATGAATATACATTTCATACTCACTTTTAAAATCACTTATTAAATTATGTTCATTTCTATTTTGAACTACATTTGGTGACGAATACATCATATAATTATTTGTTTTTTTCAAAATAATATTATTAATAATTCCGCGCAATATATCACAATAACGAAAAGATACTGAAGATGGGATTAATAAACATATAAATAAGTCTGGGTTTAACCAAAAAGTATTTTGGGTATTGAATACACAAACATTTTTATTGTCTATTAATATTTTTTTGTTTTTTTCCCATTGAATGCTATCTTGATGAGTGCATATAATTCTAAATAAAGCATCGACATCAGGATCATTTTCAACTAACCCATTTATAATGGATGGTGTTTTATCTGTATCTTGAATTAAATAATTAGGAGTTGTTTTCAATAAACTTAAAGGGTATCCTCGAGGCCAGATATATGCGTTATTTGTAAAATACTTAAATATATTAATCCATTTATTATTTTTTTCAGAAATCATTTGAATATTATCATATTGTAAAACATTGTCAAAATTATCATAAGGAATATTATCATCATCTGTCTCATATATTATTTTATATCCTTTCTTTATTGCATAAAGATATCCCAGATTTTTTCTACAATAATGATTATAAGGAAACATTGCGCTTAATTCTGGAAAAAGTCTATTTTGTGCAGAAATATCTAAATAAATGCAATTTAAATTTATATAATCATCTGGTGTTTTATTATCTCCTACAATAATAACATCATAATTTGGGTTAGTTATATGTTTAAAAATAGTTTCGGTAGGTTTGTTAATAGTTGTTATAATAACACATTTTTCTTTGCAAAATATTTCTTTTAACCATTCTTTACTAATTGGAGTTTTATTAAATTTTATTGGATGTAAAAAAAGATTATGATTATGATTTAACGAATGGTAAATATATTCTTTATTTAAAATTTTTGGACGGGAACTAATACTTGTTGTGCAAGCCGTAGTTTCCTGATTATAATCATCCTCCAACGTTCCCGAAGATGATCTATTGGCGTTACATAATATATCACATGTAAACAATTGATATTGTGTTTCATCGTGTTCTATATTATGAATAATTGTTGGTATAGAAATTTCAAAAAATACTTCATATTTAGAAAATAATTCAAATAATTCAAATAATTTATATGTTAAATATTTTTTTGGTAAATAAAAAAAATTTGAAAAACTGCCACTAAAATTATTAATATTATATTTTTGAAATGTCACGTCATTGAATAAATTGAATAAATTGCTTGTAGAAATTTTAACATGCTTCTCCACTAGCGTTTCGAAGTATGAGTCTCTGCTAGTTGATAAGTATTTACTATTGGGAGGATAATATAAAATTTTATTATTATCAAATAAATTCAAAATATTTACATTTACAATATTGTCATCCATAGTATAAAAAATTCCATCACTATCGTCAATTAATTTATTATATTTATTGTAAAAGTGTTTAAATATATTGTGAACACAATGCCCCTCATTAATATTTATAAAATTTATTTCATCATCTTGAGTGATTGGGTAATCTGAATAAAAAATGATAGTTTTGAAATGTTTTTCATAAATACTTTTTATGAAATCTTTATTGTAAATGCAATTTGAATAATTAAAGACAACTATTAAAATAGCATTTGCAAAATTGTACATATATTAACATACACATATTATTTTTATTATTTAACTTAATGAAAATAATTAGAACCCAATGTTTTCTAAATCTTTTAAATTCCAATATTCACAACCTCCTCCAGCTATAGGGCGTCTAATAATAAATGGAATGCGTTTTTGCAGCAATTCAAGCTCAGCTACCAAATATCCGTCAATTATATTTTCAGGTACTTTAACAAATGCTTTCGCGCCTGAATTAATTTGTTTTGCTCGCTGTCCTAATATGCGAGCTTTTTCATATTTTGTCAAATAAGGAATCGTTCTATGTAAATCATCAATTACATTGTTATTTTTATCACGAATAACCCGCGCCATAGCGGATATTTCATCATAATTATTTATCATGCATTCCGGATGGTTATCAACGATATAATTTTTATTAACTTCAGTGTTAAATTTTTGCAGATAGGAGTCATCATTTTCGTCATCATCATCATCATCATCATCTTCGCTATCTGATAATGACAGCGGAACCGCAGTAGATGCAAGAGGAGTTTTTTGTTTTAATTTTGCACCTGCACCAGCACCTGCTGTTTGACCATATTCATCCTCCCCATCATCATCAGATACTATATCTTCCACATCTTCATCTTCATCATCATCGGGTACAACATCTTCTTCATCATCATCAATAACAATATCATCATCAGGATTACCCCCATCATCATCATCATCTAATTCACTAGGCACTACAGGTTTTTTAAGTTTTGATGCAATAGTGGGTATAACTTTCTCTTCATCATCGTCATCATCTCTATCGCTATCATCATCTCTATCACTATAATCTGATTCTTCTTCCGAATAATTATTTTCAATCTCGTCGCTCATTTATTTATATACTAAGAGTATTTTTAAATAGAAATCATTCAATTTTTTTAATATTGAAAATGTCCTAATCTTTCATGTTATTTCTGTTCATCTGATTTCCAAACAATATCACAAGTAGAACACAAATAAATATATTTCATATTTACATTATCATAACGAATATAAATGACCTCTCTGTGTGAGTCATGCGTATTTGTAGTGCATTCCGCATTGGGGCACAAAATTTTATTCACGCGAGGCAATGTTGGGTCTAATTTTGTATATTTATTAATAATGTGACTAAAACTTTGCTCACTTTTCTTAATTTGCGTTTTAGCTACAGACACATTCTCAACAGTTAAAATGGAATCCTCATTTCCACAATGTCTGCAGTAATATAATAATTTATTGGTATCCTCACTATCTATGCGGATATAGTACATATTTTTACATGTGCTGCAGAAATGCATCTTTACTTATACTATACTTTTATAGTTATTTTTTTAATTCAATTTTTGTTTATATTCATATTCCGAAGGCACCAACCGAAGGAATATAATCGAAAAACATCGACTCTCTTCGCTTCGTCTACATTTTCCTCCATATTCCTATTCAAATAGTAGCAATAGAAAGCACGTTTTTCAGTGTCGCATTATATATTTTATATAAATTAGCATAATCGACAACAACATGCATAGTATACAAGTCAGTAGTAATATGAACCGGTTTCGGATTTTCCACTATTTTTTTCTCTAAATATTTAATAATAGTGTCGCTATTTTTGATAAAATGCTCATGTATAATAGAATAAAACATATCAAATTGCATTGGATATATACCCTTGTGTCTAGTAATAATTTTTAAAATAGCAACATCGATATTCTTATATTCAATTATTTTGTTATAATTATTAAAATCACGATGTGTCGAGGTGATTCCGGGTTCATTCAATAAAGGATCTTTACATAAAATAGTGCATAACGTTAATAGAACAGTAGATATCGTTTGACAAGAAGTCCATTGTTCTCCCCGCCATGTATTTAAAATAGACACACATACTTTTCCACCGGTATATAAATTAGGATTGAATCGAATACCATCACCATTTGTGCAATATTTCAATGAGGGTGGACTATGAGGATAGTCTGTAGGATAGTTAAATTCGAAAAAAAAGGCACCACCGAAATAAGGTGTATCAGATGGTCCCATAATAAGCGCGTATCCCTTTAACATATCCACATCATCATGCACATAATAAATTCCATTGTCTGTCAACGGACTTCTCATTATATTTTTAACATCGTGTAATAATCTAGAAATAGTTTCTTTTGAAATAGGAATCATATTTTTATCAGAGGAAGATGATGACATATATATTATATTGTCATTTTGCGTTTATGTTGATTTTCCAAATAATTATAAACATGGATCGATAAAATAATTATAAAAAAAAATGAAATAGAAAAATATTCTTATATAATATCAATATACCAACATGTCAGTATCATCACCTTTTAAAGATTTAAACGATTTCTTAGCAAAGCATAGTGCTAAGAATGAATCCGTAGATAGGGCAAATATATCACCTACACATACAAGAATTCCAGACAAAGACTTAAATGTGTATCCAGGTTCATATATAATACCCGCAGAAGATCTACCTATATTTTATAAATTATATCACGAAAGTGTATTCGTAAAAAATAGAAAAGAACATTTAACAGAGCGCCAACTTTGTAATAATGGTCCCATAGCATTAGATTTCGATTTCAGATACAACTATGATGTCGAAACAAGACAACACACCAAAAGCAACGTTCAAGATTTAATAAATGTAATATATCTGGAATTGCTCAAAGAATTCTATACATTTGTAGCAAATAAACCATTTCCAGTATTTGTATTCGAAAAGCAAAAAGTAAATAGGCTTGCAGATAAGTCACTTACAAAAGATGGGATTCATATTATTATCGGTATTCAAATGGACCATGTAATGCAGGTTATGTTGCGAGAAAAAGTATTAGAAAAAATAGGAGAAATTTGGGAGCTACCATTAATCAATGATTGGCCAAGTGTCCTGGATCAAGGTATAAGCAAAGGTACTACCAATTGGCAACTATATGGTTCAAGAAAGCCTGGACATCAAGCATATGAATTAACCCAGTATTATATTATTAAATATGATAGTGTTGATGGTGAATTTACGATGGATGAGCGAAAACTATCTGAACTTGATTTGTCGAAAGATTTTAATAAATTATCGGTACAATATAGCGAACACCCCAAATTTGAGATAAATCCAAAAATCAAAGCAGAGTATGATAAACGTGTTTCAGGAGGAACCAAATTAAAAAAACATAGCAGTAAAACCAAATTAAAATTATTAGTCAACGATCATGATGAAAATGAAAATAAAGAAGATGATATATCGTTGGAAGACATTAAAACCCCTGAAATATTAAAACAAGCCGTGGATAAAATGCTTGCCTCTTTGCAACCACTAGAATACTATATCAGAGAAATTCATGAATACACGCAAGTTCTACCTAAAAAATATTATGAACCTGGGTCACATGAAAAAAATCGGTTAGTAGCTTTTGCATTAAAACATACAGATGACAGACTATTTATTTCTTGGGTAATGTTGCGCAGTAAAGCAGATGATTTTGATTATAATACTATACCAGATTTGTATAATAAATGGACAAAATATTTTAAAAGTCGACCAGATGGGGTAACTCAGCGCTCTATTATGTATTGGGCAAAACAAGACGCGTTGGATGATTATATGCGGGTAAAAATAACCACTAGAGATTATTTTATAGAAGAGACCATTAAGGATCCCAATGAATATAATTATGCATTGGCATTGAATCATATGTATAAAGATAAATTTGTATGTAGCAGTATTACGGATCAAAAATGGTGGGTATTCCACAATCATAGATGGGTTCCAGATTTGGGTCAGAAACTTAGATTATCTATTTCTAGAGAGTTCTTTAATGTATATTCAGATCTTGGATATAAAATAACAGATCAATTAAATAATTATGTACACTCTGAAGGAGACGAAAATAACAAAGAGATTGAATATTTAAGGAAAAAATCACAAGATGCATCGACAATATCTGGAAGAATGAAAAGGACCGCAGAAAAGGATAAAATCATGAAAGAAGCGGCTGCTATATTTTATGATCCTGATTTTATTAAAAATATGGATTCTAATAAATATTTAATGTGTTTTAATAACGGAGTCATTGATTTTAAAAACAAGGTATTTCGAGATGGGTATCCACAAGATTATATTACAAAATCCACTAATATTGATTATATCCCATTTAATATGATATCAGAAGTAGACGATTTGCAATTAGTGGAAAAAATAGTAACGTTTATGGAGCAGCTATTTCCAGATAAGTCTTTAAATAAATATATGTGGGATCATTTATCGTCATCTTTGATCGGAGATAATATAAATCAAACGTTTAACATCTATAGAGGTAGTGGTAGCAACGGAAAATCTATATTGACAGATTTAATGACGCATACTTTGGGTGAATATAAAGCGACTGTGCCAGTTACTCTTGTAACTACAGACAGACCTGGTATTGGTGGTACATCCTCAGAGATCATGCAATTAAAAGGAGTGAGATATGCCGTTATGCAAGAACCTAAAAAAGATAGTAAAATTAATGAAGGAGTTATGAAAGAATTAACTGGTGGTGATCCTCTTCAAGCGAGACAATTGTATTGTGAAAGTGAAACGTTTATTCCACAATTTGATTTGGTATTATGTACGAATAATTTATTCGAGGTAAATAGTAATGATGATGGGACGTGGCGACGTATTCGTATAGTTGATTTTGAATCTAAATTTGTAGACGCGGATTCAAAAGAGGTTATTACAGATGAAAATCCGAATCAATTTCCAAAAGATAAAAAATTAAAAGATAATTTACACAAATGGTCCCCTCTATTTGCGTCAATGCTGGTAAAACGCGCATATGAAACTCAGGGATTGGTAGAGGATTGTCCAAAAGTCTTGGCATCATCTAATAAATATCGTAAGGGCCAAGACCATATTGCGGCATTTGTATCCGAGATGATAGTAGTTAAAATTGGAAAGAAAGTAGCCAAGAGGGAATTGTGTGAACAATTCAAAATCTGGTTCCAAGAATCACAAGGTTCGAGAAAGGTTCCTAAGGGAGTTGAATTATGCGAGTATATGGATATTAAATTTGGTAAAAATAAGAAGAACGAATGGTCAGGTGTAGAAATTTTATATCCTGAGGTGGATGAAATGTCAGAAATTCACGGAAATGGAAGTGACGAGCACTAAATATTATATAATCATATATGCAACTATCATTACAAATATAAATACACATAAAAAATAATATATTTTACATATTATTTTTTATTCTTTCTGCAGCAAAATTATTTATTAAAGAGATTTATAAATATTTTTGGGCATCAATAAAATAATGCGATCTCGAACACTTATTGCATATGTAACTACATAGGTTATAACCAATGGATATGCTATAACTAAAATCAACATAAATATTTTTCTTAATAAAGATGACGCGCTATCTGCCAAAAATATAGCTATAATAAAAACAACTACTAGTATAAAATATATCCATCTGAAAATTCGATACCAACTAACAAGTGTTTCATAATTTTGTGTTTCGTAATATGTCTTTCGGTCTGTAGTAACTATATCGCTACCATGTTTCATAATTTTTCGATTTAAATCGTCATTTTCATCAATATAGTCATTATATAATTCTAAAACATGTTGATAATTGGTGTATAAACTATTATACGTGTCATTTAGTGTTGTAGCATTATTCACACTCTCGTTAAAATTTTGCTGCATAGTCTCACCTATTTTATCCGCTTTTTGCGTTAATTCCTTGTCAAGCACTTTATTATAACCAGCATCACCCTCTGCAAAAGTATAATAATTTTTTTCGGCTTGTTTTAGTTGTGTTGGAGCCGTTTTGATATTTGTTTGAGCGTCTACATATTGTTGTTTAAGCTTGTCCGTTTGTCTTTTTTTTTGACAATCTGGACCACACATTAATGCATCAGATGATTGTGCCAACATTTGATTAATTTTTGAAGTCACATCTAATTGTTGTTGTGTTAGATTCATATTTGGATTATTGCCTATAAAATTCATTTATTATAACTATACTATATATTTATTATAAATTTTGATTATTCTTACAATCCCCCAAATCCTCCCATAGGTGCAGTATAAACACCAGATCCTGAACCCGACCCTGAACCAGAACCAGAACCAGAACTGACATTAGCTGCATCAAGTGTGGTAGCTCCATCAGAAACTTCGGGAGGAACACATTTATTTAAGGTAGAATCATATGTGTTCCCATCATAACAACACGCTTGTCCTACACACATTATACCAGAAGTTTTCCAAGGATCTGTTCCAGATGGATTACTGGTATCAATAGGTGGTGCTTCACTAGTTTTAAAAGCCCAGTTGTATTCTTGATAATTCATATTGTCGCGTGACATAGTATGTAATATTTGTTTTGCAATATAAATGAGACCAACTACTGCAATAATTATGACTAAAACAGAATAAATAGTAGGCGGCAAAAATCCTATATTTGCTAAAAATGCCAATAACATAATCGGTAAACAGATAATGATGATGGTTTTCATTATGCTAGTATGATCTGCATATCGCTCTCCGTAATAGGTGTTTATCTCCACGAGTCTTAATTTGTCAGCCTGTTCCTTCTCAATTAATTTAAGTCGTCGTTTGGCTTCATTTAATTCATGCTCTACGATTTCAACAGCGCTGCTTTGTTCCATAAGTGTATCTCGCGCAGAAGACACATTATTTTGGAAAAACGAAAAAACCCCACTCATATTTTTATATAAATTGGCACGCATTTGCGCAATCTCGTTTATTTTATTAATGATGCTATCTTTTTGTTCGGGGGTTAATATATTTGACGATAGGCCTTCTTCTAAAGTGGTAAATAAATCCTTTTCAATGACTTGTAGATTCTGGATATCGGTTAATGTTTGTGCATTTTTCTCTTGTACATCAGAAAAGTCTACAGATTTTGCATTAATTAATGAACCAGATCCAGCATCTAGACTATTCATTCCATTATTGTTTGCCATTTATATATTATATATATTATAACATAATAACATAATATATTGATTTGCCTATTTACCTATTTCTCAACAAATTCATAGCAATAATAACTACAGAAATAGCTAAAATGGTCCAAAACACATATGTATAATTTTCTTTTAATACAACTATATCACTATCAGCCATAATACCATTTATATTTGTCATATCAAATGATTTTTTGTATTTGGTAACAACATCCTTATATTGCTGTAGATTTTGTTTCAGTACGTTTTTATCAATTCCCATTTGATTATTCAAATCTATATTCATCGTTTCTAAATAAGTTATTTTTTGAACCAATTTTTCAGCAACATCTACTAATCGGGACCTTATTTGATCTAATGATTGATTATCTGGTGCTATAACCTTAGACAACCCGCATTGAGTGCCTGGTGTCATTTTACTACCCGAATTGGGATAATTTCCCCATTGAAAACTATCTATATTCTCTATTTTTTTGCTACAACTAGCATTATTCTTAATTGACATATCTGCTCCAATCATATCTGCAGGATATTCTGATAATTCTCCATCGTAATCTATATACCCGATTTTATTCAAATCAGCAGGATTTCCTACTTTGTCCAATTCATATATAGCATTTACAGAAGAAGTACCAAATGCGCGAGCAACACGATTGGTTGAATCAGCGCTCAAGTAATTCGCTCCAGTGGACACACCATATCTCGTAGCATCATTATAATCATTACCAACAAAACATGTAGAGCTACCCTCTCCACCATTTTGCAATCCAAATAAACCATATCCAGCATCTTCTGAATATTTTTTGCAAGAATTATAGGAATAATTATGTCCATTAGGAATCAATAGTGTCGGTGAGATATTTGTATATTTCCAATCGGCATTCGTGCTAAATAAAAAGTTTTTTTGCGGGTCTTGTACAGATAAAATGAATCCGGCAGGTCCGCCAGCATTTTCAACAGCAGCAGATATATAATTATTTCCGGGAGCTATGGTAATTGGAAAGCTTGGTACTTTAGCATCAGACCATCCATTTTCGATGTTACCAATTAGTTGTCCATTTAAATATACACTTGCCTTATTGTCACATGCACCATTTACATTGGCATTCACATAAGTAGACCCATTATAAATAAAATTGTATATTAAAGTCATTGGAGCACCTAGATTATTCGGAGCATCATTTTGAGCATTCGGAGTATACCAGATCCAACTTGCTCCATTTGTATCAATGGATCCAGACCCAAAATTACCCCATGGACCCATACCCATAGGGCCACACACATTTACAGGCGTATAACTCGCCATATTTGGACCACTTGCAATCATAGCTTTTTTATTAGGGTCAACTGAATCTTTAAAGCACCCATAATAACCACCAAACTGACCATTGCTATAAAAAGCAATAGTTGAATCATTCGATGCATACATATTTTGGTCACTACCTAAAGAACATAGTGGTTTGTATTTACCATATTTTTGAGCAGCGGTTAAATCATTACTAGTGGAACAAGTTGCAAATTCTTCTTCTTCCCCTACTCCCTGATTTTCCAATCCAAAATATCTTTTACCTGTATCCATGGCTGCTTGTTTACACTCATTAAACGTAAGCCTCTTATCTAGTATTACGTCCATTGCTGGAGCGTCTGATTTATCATTCCATTCTCCCAAATAGGACAAAATATTTGCATCATTTAACACACTATTAACACGCACATTGGTAAGCTTTCCTTGAAGATTTGCTGGTTGATTGGTTACATCCACATACTTTTTGGTAGTAAAACGTAGTTGAGATTGTGCACTTTGAAATTGTTCTAAAAGAGAGTTAAAGGTGGTTTGTAAATTTTCCAACTCAGAAATTTCATTTTGAGATATGTGAGATGCACTTAAAACTTGTTCGGTTTGTTGTACTGCATCGTTGCTTTGCCGGGATGATATATTTGTAAACCCTTCCTTAGCACTATTGCTGCTCTTTTCTAGCTGCGTATATGTGTTGCTATTTTTTGTAGCTGTGATTATTTTATTTTGATATGTTTTAAATTGCAAGCCTTGTCTTAAAGTTGCCGATAATCCATTTGTTGATAATTCACTGGTCATTGATATAATACAATATAATTATATTCGAGGCAACATATTCATTTGTTGCAATATGACCATCGCAATTAATGCTAACCATACTAAATACCCTGTAGGTGTATTTAGTTGCATCATCAAAGTTATAAATAATATTATTATGATGGTCCAATAAACTAGACTTACCATATTTAATTGTAATTCGGGATAAAATTGCATCTTCAATGTAAATACAACTATGATTAAAGCTACTAAAGTCCAAAAAGTATAAGTAGTATTATTTTGACTTACATAAATAGAATTGTCGGTATATGATTGCTCAATAGCAGTAGAATTATCTATCATTTTATTTATATTTCGTCGTTCTTCCATTAAAGAATTATAAATGCTGGTTAATTCACCCTTTTTCAAATCTTTCACGGCTATATCGCTATTTTCAGAGCTAGACATGGAACCCAATGTGTTCTCCATATTCTTGTTTATATCCAATAATTTTTGGTTTAACATACTTAATACTTGAGTATTTTGCATCAATTCGGGAACGATTGCGCTATTTGTATCAACATCAGGGTATATGTAGTTTTGACCTCTTCGCATCGAACAATGTTTTATGTCTGAAACATATGTAGCCCCAGTACAACTAGAATTAGCGCTACATAATGCAATGCAATCTTCCACAGAAGTCGATTTGTTATCAGATATAAAAGTATCACCCCCTCCCCAAAAAGTGCTGTCTGGTATTACAACAAATGATTTTTTAGAAGCAGGATCAGTCGACGATCGTAAACTGCTTATATAATTAGCGTACGCCTGTTGATATTGCGTCATGACTAGTTTAAATTCGGATTGTAATGATTGTAATTTTAATACATTCGATTCAGTATTATTAGTAGAGTCATTGTTAGCCATTGATAGAATACTGATATATATATATTAGCAGTGAAAATATACTATCAAAAATATAAATTTCAACGTTTATATTTGTAAAAATATAAAAAATAGTAAGAAGCAGTTGTCATTCCTAAAAACAATGATATTTTCAAAAAAAAATGTACATCATTGTTGTTATTTCCCGGGTCCGCTATATCAATACATCCCGTAGCTATCCTTTTTATTTTATCATTTATCGCAAGAACTCTTGGTGGTTTATAAAAATATTCAGACAACAATGTAAACCGCTTATGCTGGTTATTTTGTTGTTGACCTGCATAATTTATAGCGGTTATATGTGGTGGTCCTTTTTGTTCATTATATCTATCTAAGGTAATGATTTTTTGTAAATTATCATATAAATACATTTACTATGAAAAAAGAAAATGTATTTATAATATTTCGGCAATTAGACATACTCATTCACTAAAGCTATGGAGTATAATCAGAAATTTTCCTCCAATAATTATATGTGTGATTAGAGAAGTATATATATATCTATATATATATATATATGTCAAAAACCTTAGTTATTATTTTAGGAGAAACAAGAGCACATGAATTAACTTTTGATAGTTTCAAAAAAAATGTTATTGATGAATTGAATGCTGATTTATGTTTATGTATAGGAGTAAACACTGATTATGATTATAATAATCCTTTTTACAAAACTGCAAAATATAAGTTTTTACATAATGAACGTGATGATTTTGGGGATGATTTTGAATGTGCTTACAAGATATTATCTAATGGTAGACCTAAATATGAAAAATTAGAAAATATTATTTTTTCAAGTAACGATATGAACAATTCTCATAATATTAAATGTTATGGAAATCATGAAAAAGACACTTTTGATTTTAATATTGTTGATGACGATGATGATGAAATTATAATATATGATAACAATTTTCCAAATAATTTTTTGAAAAATAAAGTATTTGGAAAAAAAGAGAGTAATAGTGATGTTAATTTTATAATCCATAAAAATATAACTACCTATAAAAAACCTTTATACTGGAGAGAATTTCTTAAAATCAAGGACCATATTTTTGGTGGAATTAAAGATAATCAAAATCAACACAGAGGTTCTGCCGGCATGTTGATTTTTTTCAGATGGTTTTTATTGCAAAATCTTATATCTAATAATTTAATAAATGAATATGATAGATTTATTATTACAAGAAGTGATTATATATATCAATTGCCTCATCCAAAAATAAATTGTATGAATGACACATGTATATGGATACCTGATGGTGAGCATTATGATGGATGCACCGATAGACATGCAGTTTTATCAAAGAATAATATAGAAATATATTTAAATATTTTAAATAATTTGGTTCTTAAATCAAACGACTACTTTATAAAAATGAAAAATAAATGTGATTGGAATATAGAAAGATTAATAAAATTTCATTTGGAACAAAATAATGTATTACATCTTGTTAAAGAATTTCCTTATGTTATGTATGCTGTAAGAAACATTAATGGAAAAACAAGCTGGTCTGTAGGGGAATATTCACATGAATTATGTTATTATATAAAATATCCATCTGAATATGATAAATCTACATACTATAAAAATGAATTTAAAAAGTCTGGATTAACTATAGATGAGTTTTACAATAAATATATACCCACTGATACTCTGTAGACAAAGCCGAAGGAGTATAATCGGAACGTAAGTGAAGAATAACGCGTTTATTTCCACATAATAGTAATATATTTTACTTATATAATGTGGGAGCTTAATGATAAACAAAATTATAAACAACATGTCCAATATAATTTAGGACAAATAAACAATGACGAATTTTCAAAAGACATTGAAAAATATGCGGCTGATTTAAAATTTAAAACTTTTTTAGAAATTGGAACTTGGAATGGCTTAGGGTCCACAAGAGCATTTTCAAAAGGTTTTAAAAATAGAAATGATGATTACGTTTTTTATAGTCTTGAATGTAATAAAGAAAAATGTGCTGATGCAGCTAAATTATATACAGATAACGATAAAATACATATATTAAATGAAGTTATATGGAATGAAGAACCTGACAATTTTTATCAGATATTTCCGCAATGTTTATCAAATGAAATGTATAAACATTGGAATGAGGTTGATATTATAAATATGAAAAAATGTAGTTTATTTTTAAATAATATAAATTTACCCAACATATTTGACGTAATATTGTTGGATGGGGGAGAATTTACAACATATTATGAATTTCAATTACTTAAGAACAGATGTAAGATATTAATGTTAGATGATGTTAACGTTGATAAATGCAAATTGATTGTGCAAGAACTATATACAGATCCGTCATGGAAAATTATTAAGCAAATAAATATAAGAAATGGATATTTAATTGCTGAAAAAATATTATAGACTTTTAGAGGAAAACATAAACCACGCGAAGCGAGTCGAAGTTTTCCGGTTATATTCCTCGCAAAGCTATGGCGCTTGCCAAAGGAATATACCAATTATTTTATATAATTAGGATAAATAACCCACATAATATGCCATGTCCATTCTAAATACCTACCACTAAAATGATTTGGTAATTTTGTTGTTATAATCCAATAGTATAATTTTATATAAAATTCTTTTGGTAAATTTGTTATTAAATCTTTATGTACTAAAAATTGTGCTGAACCATTATATCCATAAATAAAATCTGAATTATTAGGCACTTTAGAAATTGGAATATAATCCTCAATATATTCATTATACCATAACATAAAATTATTATATACGTCGTCTCCATGACATTTTTTTATTAAATCGCGAGTATTCCAATAACACTTATCGTTGATATTATAATACATTTTATTACTCATTACTGCTTCATTAAATTTATCAATTACTGAACCTGAATGATGCCATGAATATTCTTCATCATGAATAAAAAATGTAAAATCAGACAAGTTATCATAATAATCTATAATATATTTTACACCTTTTCTCATTTCAAACGCCCATTTTTATAAACTATTATTTTTATAAAAATTATTTAAAAATGTCTTGACATATTGTATTAGCAAAATGAATAATGAAGATAAAATTAAGTTATTAGAAGAAGAAAACGAAATATTAAAAGAAAAATTAAAGAATTATACCGCTCCTAAAAGAAGTAAAAAATTTTACGAAAATCATAAAGAGGAAATTAAGCAAAAAGTTAGAGAGTATAAAGAAAAAACAAATTACAATACCAATGTCCCAAAGGAAAAAAAAAAAGAATATAATAAAATAGCGTATCAAAAAAAAAAAGAACAATTGAAACAAAATAATAATGAAATTATTTAGGAATAATTAGAAGTTTTTTCGTTAAAACTACTTAAAATTATTTTCTTTAGTAAATATATAGAATGGTGAAAAAGAAGAAGTTGAAATACGAATTCAAAGAGTTTAGGAATAATGATAAATCCGCATACAAAACCATCAAAACAACGCTTAAATCGGTTCTACTCAATCGTGATTTGGTGCAACCTGTAGTAAATAATCTGGTTTTTGAAATGAATAATTTAATGATACATTCTTACCAGTTTATCCGTTTGTATGTGTTGAATTGCTATTCCAATAAAATCGCTTTGCCTGAAATTGATGATACTTTTATTTTGTATTGTATCAAGACATTAGGCACTCGTGATAACAGAGGAAAGAAAGGTGGTGATACAGCACTGCTTGATAAGTTAGAAAAGTTTTATTTAGAAGAATACCAACCAACAATAAATCACGAAAAAACTAATTTGAAAAACACATCTTTTTTATTACCTTATTTAGCAACGCAAATTCATACTTCCTTATCCAACAATGCACAAGAACATTTTATTCAACACTTTTTGAGATTTATTAACAAAACAACAACTGCTATAACTGAAGATAAATCCATTTTATTCAAATTTAAACATAAATTGATGAGTTTGGATAATGAAACCAATGAAATGTTTAATGAATGGAAAAACGCTCATTTACCTAATATTTTCCCACAAAATATTAAAAAATCAATCCATTATGATGTGAAAGTTAGACCA